AATAGATAGAGAGTGTGGCATAACTTTTACCATAAAAAAAGATGGCGCGTCATAAACTTATGACACGCCATCCTTTGTACACCCTTAGGGGTCATACAACAAAATTTCTAACATAGTCTGTTTCAGACACTTCCTTTTCTAATGCAAAGATACTGATAACTTTTTTATAACAGAAATTTTTAGGTAGTTTTCTTTGATATTTATACGTTTTAAAAATAAGAAAAACGCTATAAGTTGCTAAAAACCAATAAGATATAAGCTTTTTGCATTCCTTCTCAGTTAAAGAATGTATAAAAGCTTGGATATTTGTCTATGATTGTGTACTTTTGCACTCGTCAATGTGACGATTGATACAAGAACTTCGATATATAAACCTGGTTCAATAGGTTCAATATATAAATCACGAAATCCCTAGGTCGGCGTCACACGACTTGGGGATTTTTATTTTCCCCGAGTTTTTTTGGCAAGACATACGAGGTTTCATCAGTATCGTCCTCTTCGGTTTACCTGCCGATATATAAAACGACCCTAACTTAGAACGATATATCCCTCTAGCCCTGCTCTGAGCAACCAGTCTCAACAGGCAACGCACGACCGAAAGGTTTACACTGGGATGAAGAAGGCTTGCGGAATGGCTTTTCTGTATCTAGGTAAGACTTTTGAAATTTGGTACCATTTGGGTAGGTAAATATATAATTATATAAAACCAAATTTCAAGTCGGTCAATCCTCGCTTCCTAGTGGAGTGCGGAAAAGACTGGGGTGTACCCTATAATGAACATTGAACTAAAATTATAGATTATGAACAAGAAACTTAGATTGCTGGTGACTGCAAAGTGTCACAACAAGTGTCCTATGTGCTGCAACAATCAGTTCGACTTCGAGAAGATTCCGGTAGTTGACAGACTGGACTATGATGAGATTAGTATCACGGGTGGAGAACCGCTTCTGCCGGATTGCAACGGAAAGACAATGTGGCTTGCTCACGGAATCAGAAACGTATTCCGTACGCTCGGAATTCCTGCACCAAGACTTTTCCTCTATACGGCATGGGTTGATTACAGAACACTCCGCAATCGCAGCTATGACTTCGACGGAATCTGTCTTACGCTCCACAGCAAGCTCGATGTGGTAAAGTTCGTTGAAATGAATGATGTGATGCTTAGACACAAGAGAAATAGATGGCAGGACAATGGTTTCAATCCTGACTGCTCCCTCCGTCTCAACCTCTTCGCAGACATGAAGGCTCTTCTCCCTAAGGACATCGACCTTTCACTATGGAAGGTGAAAGAAATGGAGTGGATAAAGGATTGTCCGGTACCCGAAGGCGAGGATTTCAGACGTATAGCTAAATTGTTCTAGGTTATGTTCAAGATATTCATTATAATCTCCCTTTGCGTTATCATATCGCAATTGAGTGAGATAAAAGATAAATTGTAAGCTTATGGGCAAGAGAAGAGATGTTCGCAAGAAAGGTGCTTGCCATGAATCCTGCGACGTGTTTATATGCATGTATGGCAAGAAGCGTGAGAAGCTATGCGATTTCTGTTGCGTCGAAACTGGCAAGCCATGCCGGAACTATATCAACGTGTATTGGAAGATAAGCCGATCCAGACATTATCACAAGACAAAGCCGGAGTTCCCGACCACGCTTGATGCTGGGAAGAAAAGAGAAAAATTGAACTTTTAAACAAATAACAAACAAGATTATGAAAAAGAAAAGATTTTATTATGCAGTTGTGTCATTTATGCGTAAAGACAACGATAGAGTATGGAATAAGGGTTCTGTTACCGTTATGAATGATAGCAATTCTGCATTATTCCCTCTGATGGAGACTATCAAGCAGGTTGGCGAAAAGTATTCAGATATAGCTAACCTTGCAACCTTACAGATTGATAACTGTATAGAGATTAGCAAGGAAGACTACAATGCATTCAGTGAACGATTGAAAAAGCTGGATGAAGAGGAGAAGGAGGGCTAGCGTATGACAGAAATGGATGAGATAAAGCTTGCGGCTTACAATAGCTACAAGCGACACATGAGAGTGTTCGGTAAGGGCAAGGATATTCTTTCCTTTGCCGAGTGGGAAAAGAAAGCGTGTGAACAATTAAAATAATAGTGTTATGGCAATAGTAAACGTAGATTTGAGTGAGTACGGTAAGCGTATAACTCTATCAGAACCGCAATTGATAGCTCTAAAACTGGTTCGTAATATTAAAGATACGGCTAAACTTCAAGAACGTAAAAGATTGGCGTACCTGAAAGCTAGACAGTGGGGATATACATTTAAAACATGGATAGACTAACAAAGGCAATGGATAAGTATTTGTCTGATGCCAAGAAGAAGGTTCTGAAGCTCGTTGTCAGCAAGCAGTGGTTCGATATGATTGTGGCAGGCGAAAAGACCGAGGAGTATCGGAAGATTAAGGGATATTGGGTAAAACGCCTTTTCCTATTATGGAATGAAGATACTTGTACCAACGAGAAGATACCCCCTCATTGCGTAAAAAGCTGGGATAGTATTAGCCCGAAAATGGCACACTATTGCATCAATAGTCCATATTACATGGCTATTCCTTACACCCACGTCCTATTCATTAACGGCTACCGCAAGGATAGTCCACGTATCGAAAAGGAGATTGAGAGTATCAGTATTGGTAAGCCGAAGAAAGGCTTGTGTCCCGACAAATGGCTTGATACTGAGTTTTTTATAATTAAGTTTAAGTAGCGTATGACACTGAAAGAGATTTATGAACAGCATCATGGTAAGGTCGCTTGTTATAAAGGCAAAAAGATTGGTGCTTTTTTAGCAGGATATTGTGGTGATAAGTATCTCATTCTTGGTTTCAAGGATGAGACTGGGTGGATTCGTAAGTTTACACCCAACGTGGTCGTAGATGATGGGTATGTATCGTATAGAATTGCCTCGGCAGACTACGTTGCTTGGATAAATGGATAGACACCGAGTTTTTCATAATAAAATTCAAGTAGCGTATGAAAATTAGAAGTGCCAAGAAGATTCTGAATATTATGAAGAGAGGAACGGATGAACGTTATTTCGATTCAGAGGATGGAATCAAAGAAGATAGTAGGTTCTTACCTAGATTTGGATATCTGTATAAAAAAGCTGTAGTCAGATGGAATAAGGCAAATGCCCCTAGTGCTAACGTCAGTTTGTTTCGTGCAATTTTGAGAAATTCAAAGGAGTGCAGTCGTTGCAAGCATTTCAAGGGCGAGTATGTCGGAAGATGTATCAGACTTCATGTTGATGCAGAAAGCAATGACTGGTGTGCCGGAGCGTTTTTTGTCAAAAAGTGAGGTGGCATGAAGAGAAGATTCTTTAGATCCTTTAAGGCTCGCATACCTCGCAAACTGAAGAAGGCTGCAAAGTATGGGGTAGAAAAACGTGTGCATCCAACGGAAATCAAAACGTCAGTGGTGCCGTCTGACATGATTTTCAAGTATGACGAGAAAGTTGAGTACTTGATAATAGGAAGGCGCACCAAATGGAAATTAAAGGCACGTTATGAAATTATAAAAGAACACAAGAGGATTCTTGTCGAAATGTGGCATGAAATTAATGATCGCATTATTTCATGGTAAAACGAAAAAGCAGAGCCTAGTGCCCTGCTTTTTTCGTATCTATAGGTATCAGCCTACAAGACTCTTGCGGTCTTCAGCTATCTTTCCGTTGTTCTTCTCCAGGAGTATATCACGAAGCTCTTTTGTGATGCCCTCTTGTACGAGCAGTTTGACCTTTGCTTCTGCCAGCTCTTTCAAGAGCGCTTCATCGGTTGGCTTGTCTTCCTCATAGAACATGGTTCCCTTGCCTCGTAGAAGCCAATCTGCCGACACGTCTATGTATGTGGACAGAATCTTATCCACAAACTCTAATGACGGCTCCTTTGTACCATTCAAATAGTTGTTCGTAGCAGCTGGTTTTGCACCGATTGCTTCTGCAAACCCTCTGTTAGACAGTCTGTAATGGTCTCTTATCACATTGATTCTGTCTCTTAATCCTTTCATAGCTATATGTTTATAAATGTGTAAATAGATAAATTAAATATAAAATAATGCCTATACTCTTGGCTAATTGCCTATAATTGTATATCTTTGCATCCGTGATTCAGACAACGATTCATCGTTTCTTTATCATTTAATGTTTTACGTGTGCAAAGATAATAAAAAAGTATGGATAAAGTGGTATATAAACCGAAAATTTTGGTTAGAAAATCAAAAATCGGCAAAATAGCTAAGTCAGTCGGCTGCTGCAATGCGGCAGTTTACGCTGCAATAGCATATAAGACAAACAGCAAGTTGGCAGTCGATATTCGAAATGTTACTTGCAATAGGTTTGGCGGTATCCTCGTCAAGAAGTACCCCGAACTTGTGGAAGAGTAAAGGAAGCCGTTCGGCTTTTAGATAAAAGTTGTGATTTAAAGCTAAGCCCCCATCCTGCGTGAGCAGGGTGGAGGTTGCCAGAAGAAAATCTTAATCGAATGTGTATAATTTTAATAAATAACATCACGGTACTCTCGTTCGTGAGAATAGGAGTGCCAATCGGGCTTGAGTCAGTCTGCTCGGTAGTAGAGGGAGACCTTAGGCGCCAGTCAGCAATTTAGCAGGTTTTCTAGCAAGGGTGTTCAACTCGCCCCAAGCCCACACAAGTTTTTGTGTTTTGTTATTATAAAAATGTGATGTAAGGTGATAAAAGAGCGGTATATGTCAAGTGGCAGATATTTCATTATTTGCGGGTCGAAACAAGATGCCACGAACCAGAAGGAAATAGCTTTGGCGGCTATTCTACCAACACCTTTCATTTTAATGGCAATCGCAAAGCTATCCCATTGCCCCTTCGGTGGGCATACGATCATTGACTTATTGGAAAATTAAGCTGAAGGATATTAAGTCTTTATATAGGGTAAGCGAGGATGAAAGCAAAATAATAACTGATTGCTTGTTAGTATTACAAAAATCCTTCGCAAGCCCGAGCGGTGAGCATGGCTCTTAAATTCGTGGTAGCGCACGATGCCGCTATATTGCAGAATAGCTCAGTTGGTTAGAGCAGGCACGTAACATAATGAGTAAACCCTTAACATATTCTTATCAACCGTGCGACCTGGTCGTGGGTTCGAGTCCCACTTCTGCAACTTTTCATATTTATCTGGATTAAAAAGCAATGCCCCCTGTTGCAGCGGCAACATATTGGGCGGATTTTGAGATTTTTATCATGTCATGGTTCCTGCCAGTCCGTGAGGATAGGCAGGTTATCTTCAAACTTAAAAACAATAGCGTATGCTTCAATTATTCACGACTCGGTCCTATCAAGAGCGAGTGGACGATATATACAAACAGCTCGAAAGGAATCCGTGGTGTCCGCTGGAGATTTTTGAGCTGAAAATCAGAAAGATTAATATGCTCAACTCACGTATCAAGAATCTCGCAGCAGATATGGGACGTGAAGAGGGCAAGTACAATACACTTTAATATATATAATAAGGTATGGTATTGAGAAGAAACAAGCCCCTGAAAAGGACTCCAATAAAGAAAACCCCTTGGGATAAGCCCAAGAAGGAGCAGGAAAAGAAGAAGGCTAAGGGGATTCCTTCCAAGCAATCCTTGGTGAAGAAGCTTGATCGAATCTTCCAGTTATACATAAGACTCCGTGACGTAAACAATCAAGGAGCATTCAGATGTATATCTTGTGGTAAATACAAGCCGTTCAGCCAGATGGATGCCGGTCATTTTATCGGCAGAGCTTCAATGTCGCTACGATATTGCGAGACTAATGTGTATGGTCAATGCCGTTACTGCAACCGCATGCTGAATGGCAATCTGCTGGACTATCGCAAAGCCTTGGTCAAGAAACTGGGAGAAGACAAGGTGGAATGGCTGGAGAACACTAAGCACTCCACCAAGCAATACTCCATCTTTGAGCTTCAAACACTCATAGACTACTACACAAAGGAAGTAGAGAAACTAAAAATAGAAAAGAACTATGACGAATGGAAGTGAAATCTTTAAGAATGAAACGATGACCTCGCTAGAGATAGCTGAGATTACCGGCAAGCGACACTCTGATGTACTTGAAGCTATCAGGAAAATGGAACCAGCTTGGGAGAAAATAGCCCAACGGAAATTTCCGCTCGGCACTTACACGGATGCCAACAATCAAGGCAGACCTTGCTACGTTCTGAATAAGACTGAATGTTTGTACATCGCTACCAAGTTTAACGATGAGGCAAGGGCAAAGCTGATTCTCCGTTGGGAAGAGCTGGAAACCAAAGAAGCATCCCTCATCAAGGTACCTACAACATTCGCTGAAGCATTGAGACTGGCAGCAGACCAAGCAGAGAAACTTGAAGCGCAAGAGAAAATGCTTGAAGCCAGTTCAAAGGAGATTGTTGAACTGAGTGGTACAATCGCTAACATGCAGCCAAAGGTTACCTATGTTGATAAGATTCTTTCCAGCAAGGAGACCGTAACAACAACTCAGATTGCCCAAGACTACGGACAATCAGCCAAGTCTTTCAATATTCTTCTTAGAAACTTTGGCATTCAGCACAAGGTTGGTGGTCAGTGGATTCTTTATGCTAAGTATCTTCCCAATGGCTATGTTCAGTCAGACACCATTCCTATTGAACACAAAGATGGTTCGTCCGGCTCCGTTATGCACACCAAATGGACACAGAAAGGAAGACTCTTCCTATATGAAGAGTTGAAAAAGCATAATGTGTTACCATTGATTGAGAAATAAAATTCAAACAGAATAGATTATATATGAGTAAATTCGGTACAAAGATTAAAGTAGAGTTAGTGACGCATGGTTGTTTCCCGACAAAGGCGTATGAGACGGATGCCGCTTACGACCTTCATGTAGCAAAGGATATGGAGGTGGCTCCTTACGCTCGCTATTACGTTCCGCTCGGGTTCAAGATTCAGCTTCCATCCAATGTGAAGATGCTGATCCAGCCACGCAGCGGTATGTCGAGCAAAGGCATGCAGCTTGATGTGTATTTCCCTTCTTGGATGAAGGGCGGTCGCTTGGGCAAGGTAAGAGAGAATCTTGATGTGGTTCTCGGCTTGATAGATTGCGGTTATGGCGATGAGGTCCACGCCATTGTGAAGTCGGGCAGGTGGAAATGGAAGAATCGCATTTTGCGACTCCTCGGTTTCAAGTTCGTTCTCCCTTATAGCTGGCGCATTTGTCAGGGTGCCTTCACCTATGTTCCAGATGTAAACTTGGAACTTGGCAAGGTAACCGGCACACGAAAGGGGCAAGGTTCAACAGATAGTTAGTTAGTTGTTTTCATATATGCACTTTCCTGCCCATTTCTCGGGTATCAACCGGGCGTGGGCAGGTTTTTGGAAAGAAAGGAAATCATGAGTAGAAAGAATATCAGACAAAATTACTTCAACCAAATCAGAAAGGTTACCGAGGAGGTTGACAAGGCAGGAGAGCACGGCAAGCATTTCCGCTGCATCATCCTTATGGGTGATGCCAGCACAAAGCAGGGCTTCTCCTTTCTCCACGCCTCAGATGGAGATTTACAGCAGCTCCTTCTTCAAGCTATGCGCAACAGCAATGCATTCACCTATGCAGCCGCTTGTGCATTCGAAGCTTATGATAAGGAGCTGAGAGAGAAACAGGAACAGAATAAAGATAAGAAAGATGAAGAAGATAATCATTAAGAAACTGAGACTGCTCAACTTCTGTGGCATCCGTGATGCCGAGTATGAGTTTAGCGAGAATCTTACCATCGTGTCGGGTGGCAACGGACGAGGAAAGAGCACGATTGCCAACGCAATCATGTATGTTCTCTTCGGTACGGATATGGCAGGAAATTCGCTCGACATCAAGACCTTCGACAAGAATCACGAGATTATCAAGGAGATTCCTCACGAAGCCGAACTCACCCTGCTGGTGGATGGCGATCAGATTGTATTGAAGCGAACCCTCACCGACTCTTGGAAGGGCAGCAAGTGCATGAACACCTACAAGTACTATGTGGATGGCGATGTAACAACGGCAGGAGACTTCAAGAAGGTAGTAGAAGACATCTGTCCGGATTCCGTTTTCCGCCGCATATCTTCGGCAACGAATTTTTGTAGTCTCACTTGGCAGAAGCAGCGTGAACTGTTGGAATCACTTGCAGACCAATATACTTCGCAGGATATTACGCAGGGCGATGAGCGATTCGATTTCGTGGTCGAGGAACTCAAAAAGAAGTCGATTGCTGACCTCATCCACCACATCAAGTACAAACGCAAGGAAGTACAGAAGCAGTTGGATGCCGTTCCAGTCCGCTTGGCTGAACTCAACAAGTCTCTGCCTGAAACGCAGGATTGGGATGCCTTGTCTGCCGAAATAGAGAATCTCCAAGAAAAGCTTGCGGAAATCGACCAAAAAGTACGGACTATCCGTATTGGCGGTGCCGACAAGGTAAGATACGATGGAATCCTAAAGAAGATTGAGTTTACCGAGAAGCGCAAGCGCAATATGGAACAGGGCGCCATGAATCTCGCTACCGAGCAGGCTACCAAACATCAGAGCGATGTGATTACTGCTAATATCGCAGTAAAGAAGGCGCAGAGTCTGGTTGAAGATCTGAAAGCAACGATGAGGGGCTATACCGAATCGGAGATTCACGCCAAGGATAAGAAGGAAGAGTGCGAGCGCAAGGTGGTGGACATCAATAACCGACTTGATGAACTCTCCAAGTCCCGATGGAGCTGGAATGCAGAGGATGGCATCTGTCCTCATTGCGGTCAGCCGCTTCCTGCAGAAGATGTTGAACGCATCAAGAAGGAATCCAAGGACCGCTTCAACGAACGCAAGTCTAACGCTTCGAAGAAGATACAAGAGGAGTTCAACGGCATTCAGCAGGAATATACCGATGCAAAGAATCTCCTTGAGAAGCTTGACAACGACCGAATGGTTACAACCAACCAGCTTGTGAAGGCTAACAAGAACCTCAAGGAAGCTGAGCACAAGAAGCTGGAGGTGGATGCCGAGAAGCCGAAGACCTACGAGCAGATTCTTGCCGAGAAGGAAGAGTATCAGCAGGTAGTGAAGGAGATTGCCGACTTGCAGGCTGAGCTTAATGAACCATCCGCCAGCTCGGACGAGAACGCAGAAATGCTCGTAGAATTGGAGAAGGAGCGTGAACCTATCGGCATAAGATACAACGAGGTACTGGAACTCCTTGCCACCAAGGAGACCTATGACCGCATTTCCGAACTTATCGAAAAGGCAAAGCAGGACAAGGAATCGTATCAGAATCAGCTGGATGAACTTGATGAGAAGCTCGACCTGGCAAACGAGTACAACAAGAAGTCGTGCCAGCTGCTCGAAGAGAATGTGAATGGACACTTCTCATACGTCAAGTGGTCAATGTTTACTCAGGATCTTGACGGCAATATGAAACCATATTGTGAGTGCTATCACGATGGTGTGCCTTATAGCCGACTCAATGGAGCCGCCAAGGTGAATGCAGGAATCGACATTGCCAATACCTTCTCTAGATTTTATGAGGTATCAGCGCCGATGGTGCTCGATGAATGTGAGAGCGTGAACGACCCAATCTATTCGGGCGACCAGCAGCAGATTCGGTTGAAGGTCACAACCGATGATAAGTTGAAGTTTGAATATCCATCCCTTGCGGTTATGGAGTAAAAGAAGTAGAATTTATTAAAAATATAAATCATGGCAGAAAATATTAAATTGACAGTAGAGGTAGATAAAGACCTTGTAAGGGGTATGCTTGCATTTGGTGGCGGTCTGAAAGACAGTACACCATCAAGCATCGTAAAAGAGTGGATTAACGAGCATGATAGTGTAGAGCTTCCTGCTAGCGTAATTAACGATGTTCCAGAAATGGGAGCGGCAATGGCAACGCTTGTCATTTTGGGGATTTCAAAGGAACTTAAAAAAGATAAGGAGAAGTAATCATGGCAGAAACAGCAGTTGCAAAGCAGCCTTCACAGAAGGCTGTAGCAGTTAAGAATTTCCAGGCGGTAATGAACAATAGTTATTACCAGACCCTTTTGCAGAACACCTTGAAGGAGAATAAGGGAACCTTCACCACCAGTTTGATGGAGTTGGCAACATCAGATGAAAAGCTTCTCCAGTGCAATCCTAATGCGCTCATGGCAGAGGCGCTGAAGGCAGCATCCCTGCATCTTCCGCTCAACAAGCAGCTGGGTCAGTGTTATATCCTTCCTTTCAAGAACCATGGAGTAATGACTCCTACGCTTGTGGTGGGTACCAAGGGTTATCTCCAGCTGGCAATGCGTACCGGCAAGTACGAGACCATCAACTCCGATGTGGTGTATGAGGGAGAGCTGAAAGGCTACGACAAGGTGACCGGCAATCTCGACTTGTCGGGCGTCCGTACATCAAATGTGCCTATCGGTTACTTCGCCTACATAAAGAAGAAGGACGGATTTTTCAAGATTCTATATATGTCGCTCGATGAAGTCTGTCTCTATGCCAAGCAGTATAGTCCTACCGTCAAGTTCAGCGACAAGGTTACACCAACTACCTTGAAGGAACTGGCATTAAAGCAGGCTGCTTCGGGAGTAAGCGATGGCGTGGGCTGGTATTCCAACTTCGAGAGTATGGCGCTGAAGACCGTGCTGAGAAGACTCCTCTCGAAATGGGGCGAGCTTTCCATCGAAAACAACGATATTCTCAATATTGACGAAGCCCCTTCTGCAGAGCAGCAGCGAGACGAAGAGTTTGCTGAGGCAAAGGAAGTAATCGAGGTTGATGCTGAGACTGGAGAAATCAAGCAGCCAGCTGGTGAGGATCCAGAGGCTCAGACCGAAACCAAGAAGTTTAAGTTGAGCTAGTATGAAACTAATCATTTCTGGTTCTTCATCAAAAGGTAATTCGTATGCCCTTCAATCAGATTCGGGAGAAATCCTGCTGATTGAAGCAGGCATACACTTGCGAGAGGTGAAGAAGGCTATCGGGTACAAGACGAGCAAGGTGGTAGGGTGTATCGTGAGTCACGCCCATGGGGACCACTCAAAGTATATCCCCGAGTATCTAAAGGCAGGAATCAATGTTTCATCCAATGATGAAGTGGCAGAGAAATATCCGGGCGTAGATACGATGTACGAGAACATCACCTTTAGGTTCGGAAACTTCGGGGTTACTCCGTTCGAAGTGGAGCACGATGCCAAGAACTTCGGCTATCTGATTCACGAACCATCTTATGGAACCATCTTATTTGCTACGGATTGCTACAATCTGCATTTCTATCTCAAAGGTTGCAAGACCTATCTTGCAGAGTGCAACTATTCTGATACAATCCTAGACAAGGCGGTAGCAGATGGCAAGACACCACGCAGCCAGGCAGACCGAGTGCGATTGTCGCACATGAGTTTGGAACACTCCATCGCTTGGCTAAAGGAATGCGATGCTGAGCATTGCGCCCACCAGATCATCCTCATTCACGGTTCCGCCCGACACCTCAATCCAATCATAGCAGTAAAAAAGTTCCAACAGGTAATAGGCGTACCAACGTACTATGCCAAGAGTGGAAAAATCATCAATCTTATTTGATATGGCAGTATTCAAGAATTTAAACGACCCTCGCAGCTATATGGCTGCATTGAAGGAGATAGAAAAGGCTAAGTCAGCAGGCTATAGTTTGGAAATCAAGAAGTTTTATCCCATAGCCACCGACCAGCAGAAGGCTTATCTTAACTTCATCATCACGTATCTATCCGGACAGATAGGGCAGACGTTCTACCAGACTCTCAGTGAGATTCAGAAGAATGTAGCCCCACACATCTTCATGACTGGCGAATATGATTCCAAGGGATACCCAAAATTCAAGTCCCTTGGTCTCCTTGATACCGCAGAAGCCTCATCGGTAATCAGAAACGTTGCCGACTATGCCAACTGCATAGGCTTTCCGCTTCCCGAGCAGGATGATGAGCTGGCAAAGAAGTATTGTCAGATGGATATAGACTCCAACAAGGGGTGGGTATAACTCATAAAAACTACAAGCTTATGAAAACATTAAAGGAAGTCAATGCCGAGGCAAACAGATATGCCCCCGACAACGAAGCCTTGCGTGAAGCATTCGTGAATGGTGCAAGATTCATGGCAACCGGCAAGTATTACAAGGAGAAGCCGATGTTCCCGAAAGAAGAAGTGAAATCGGTAGGATTGTTATTATCGGTAGCTCCTGATATCGTGGCACCAACCTTTCAAGACTTTTGGGATGCCTATGCGTACAAAAAGGGACGCAAGAAAGCCGAAGAGAAGTGGAATAGGATGAAACCTCACGAACAGATACTTTGTATGCAAGCCGTTCCTGCTTATGTGGCGAACACGGTTATTCCAGGTTCCCTATCAGATGGTTCCAAAAAACAATATAGAATGCACCCTCTCACTTATCTGAACGGAGCAAGATGGGAGGATGAAATTTATCCAGTACAGAGCAATGAGCAACAAAGAGCAAACAATCTTGCAGCAAAGGCAGCAAGAATCCTTGGTTCCGATTATCAAGGATAAGCCGGACTATATTCGTCCTACTTCCTTCGCTGATGCCTGCACCAAGAGCAGCACCACTTTGCTTTCCGTCCGCATGCAGAGAGGATTGCCTAGTCTTGTAGGCAGGGTCAAGGGCAAACTGATAGAACTTTTCACCTATCTCGGAGTCTTCGACATCGTTACGGAATATCAGGTTCAGATGCTTGCCGCAAGAATCTGTGCCAAGTATCACTATTGGACCACCACCGAATTGGACTATGCATTTGTCACCATCATGGATGGAAAGTACGGCAAGCTGTTCCAGCACAAGCACGATGATAACAATACGACAATCAATCCGCAGGATTTTATCGAAGCGCTCAACAAATACGAGCAGGATATGCTTGCAGAGCGTGGAAGGCAGGACGATGAACGCAGAAGGGCAGAGGAAATCAGAAAAGCAGCCGAAGAAGCCAAGAAGCCTCTTGGCTTGGAAGGCTGGAAGGTCTATTGCGAGAAGAACGGTCTGGATCCTGCCACCCATCGCATTCAGTCGGTAGATATGAGTCAGCATGATGTTAATCAGGTGCTCTACAAGACCGAAGAAGAGCGAAAGATGGCAGAACGGAAGTTCTATCGCCAAGACAGACGTAAAGAACAGAAATAATTAAAACGTAACAAACTTATGAATACATTACAGACAGACATAGCTATCGTAACAGCTATCTTATGGTTGATGGCTATCGCAGTCGTAGCCTACGACCGCATCAAATATCGCAAGTACTACGCCTCAAAAAGCAAGCTGGTAGTGCTTCGCATCAACAATGCCGCAGTCAGAGAGGTATTATCACAGAATGGTATCAAGCTCTGCCAGTGCGCCTACTACAATACAAACCTCTATCTTTATAACATAGAGGGCGATCACATTTGCGGCTTCACCGAGTCATGCACGCATCTGATAGAAGATGCCGTTAAGCATCACCAGGAAGTGGTAGATTGTGACATCAACGTCAATCTTTTCGTAAAAGAAATTAAGAAATTGCAGGAAGATTATGGGAGTGAAGATTAATGTAGAAGGATTCAAAACAAAAACTTTATTTAATACAGCATCAGAGTTGTTTATTAATAAAGTAAGAAGATGTGGCGAAGATTACGACCATAGAGGTGCGTGCTCCAATACTGAACGTAAAGTACATATACGAAATCTCGCAAGAGAGGCAGCGGAAGAAGCTAAGATTTTTATTGAAGAAGTTTCAAAGGAAGGAGGTGAGCAATGAAGGAATTTGTATTCGATGTAATGCTAAACGGAAGATTCATCTGCACTTTAAAGTACAAATATTGTGCGCTCTTCCCGATAGATCTTGAAGATTTAGAGAAGTTCGTCCTCAAAAAGAGACCAACTTTGAAAGGTAAGGATTTTAGAATTGCATTTTAATTGAATAATAATATGAAAGTATTTAAGCTACTTCTTGTAAGTATTACATACTTATTGATCGGAGTATTGGAATTGTACGGCTACTTTCTGTTCAAGACAGGCGTCATTGGTCTGTTTGCATTCATCACTCTTTTGGGTTTTATAGTAACTTTTATGTCAGAACTAGATAGTGATTAAAAAGTAAAGCGTATGAATAAATTAGGTTATATACCTGGAGATTTGGTAATGACAAACGGAGTACCACTAGGTACAGCTAAAGATGTCGTTTACCGAGTAACATCATCTGACCCAACTAAGACTTTAAAGTTGGACGATGGAACGGTTCTGAAAGGTGTTGTCTGCTTAGAGAATATCGAAGGGGCGGAATTAGGAGAGAATGTTCAATTTAAAAGAGTGAAGTAATATGGAAGAAAAAATTAATATAGCGGAAATATTAAAGAATAAGTCGCAAGGAACTAAGTTGTATTCTATTCTATCTGATGGAGAATGTTTTCTAAACGAGGCTTCCGAAGATAGTATTTACATTGATATAGATAACAGAAAACGCTTTTGGTGTTTTACTGTCTATGGTTCTACTCATTCATTTCCAAATGGATGCGTGTTATTGTTCCCATCAAAAGAAATGCGTGATTGGGCAAAGTTCGCATGGAAGAAAGGAGATGTATTGTCTTGCGGAGTTGACAACCTCTGTATCTTCGAGAAGTGGGCAAATGAAGAGTACACTGAGTTTTATGCAAAGTTTGTAACTCCTAATTATAGTGGTAATACCTTCAAAACGGAGAAATGGTCTAAGGAGACAAACGAGGCAGTCATCAAGCAATATATCTCCAATATTGAGGAGTTCAAAGGAGGTAAGCTAAACCTCACCACTTTGGAGATTGAAAAGCAGCTTGAGTTCAAGGATGGGGATATAGTGGTATATGGAAAATCAGTAGCAATATGCCGAAAGATTTATAAGCATACCCTTAGTTTCTATGTTTCTCTAAATGAAATGTTTGGATTATTGTTTGCCGATGAGGTGGAATCATCTGAAGAGTATAGATTTGCTACAGAAGAAGAGAAACAGCAGCTCTTTGATGCTCTCGAAAAGGAAGGCAAGGCTTGGGATGTTGAGAAGAAACAGATTGTGGATTTGTCAAAGGAGTGTGAGTTCAAGCCTATGGATTGGTGCTTGATGAGAGATATTCGTGGAGAAGAATGTTTTGCTTGGAGTCTCTGCCAGTTTGCATATCAACTTAAACGTGGAAAGTATGAAGCTGTAGGAGGTATGCGTTTTGATGAGTGCATCCCTTACAACGAGGAAACTGCACACCTTCTTGGCACAACTGATGAATGGAAAGGAGGTGAGGGATGAAAGGATTATGTAGTTACTGCTCCAGATATTTTTTTTGTAGCAAAAGACCCAATCAAAATGAGGAGGATGTAATACTTTGTTCAAGCTTTACCCAGAATAATGATAACGAAGAAAACATTTGGGAGCAGAGAAGATATGAGATAGCAAAAGATGTTGCAGCAGGTCTTGTACAACGTCCTAACTCTACGTATGACAGTGTTGTTAATTCTGCCATCAAAATCGCGGATAAATTAATAGAACGTTTAAAGGAGAAATAAGTTATGATAGACGATAAGAAAATAGAAGAAGCTGCACAAGGAGCAGCAGACTTGTATGAGCAAGACTTGCCTATAATGTCTTATAATGAAGACACAGAGGTTGACGGTCAGCATCACTTCTGCCAAGAATTTGGCGCTGAGTTGTTTAAAGATGGTGCTAAGTGGGCTATCAAGGAGTTCTTGAAAGATTTGTGGCATGACGGCGAAGAAGTACCAAAAGAAAAGAATAAATCTGTTCTTATGTGGTTCGAATCATATTCTGTCGGTGAAAGAGAATTAGATAATGATGAATATTACGACTTGTGTAATACAGGGAAAGATGGATATGATGAGGATACTTGGAAGATGATTTGCGATGAAGGAGGATGGTGTTCTAAGTGGCTTTACCTTGATGATTTGCAGAAAGGAGGCAAACAATGAAAGAGCTTAAAGTTGGAGAAAAAGTTACTATTGAAGCCGTGGAGCAGGAGGGTTGTGATGGTTGTTTTTTTTCTTCCGATATGAATCATACATGTAATGACCCATACAAAAACAATGAAGGAGACGATATTTTTGAGTGTAGAGAATCAAAGCGTTCAGACCACAAGAATGTAATCTTTAAAGAAGTTAAGGAGTAAAGCGTATGAATAAGTTAGAATACATTCCGGGAGATTTGGTCTCTGTATATGTAGGTGTAAAGAAATATATCGTTGAGGTAATTGGTACGGAAGACGAAAATGAAGTACTCTCATACCAAATCAAGTTCCCAAACGGAGAAATTCAATATGCTGATAAGGATAATATTGTTCCGATTCCTCTCACTCCAGAGATTCTAGAAAAGAATGGGTGGAAAAAATTCAAACGTCCTTATAGTAGTGATTATTGCTACAGACGAAAAAGCTACCCAACTCTGAACATACGTTCAGAGAAAGAGGTGTATTTCCATTGGGGAGACCACGATAAAAGTATAATTACCATACATCAACTCCAGCACATTCTCTTTGTCTTGGTATTAATCACGAAATGGAGGTGTAGGTATGGGCAATGATAAGATGTTGAGAACAGATTTTATTCGCCTTAAAAATATGTTGATGATATTTAAAAGACGATATACAAAAACCAACGATGAGGCAGCTTCCATACAAGAAGTGATAAAAGCAATAGATAGAAGATTAGGTGATTAACCGTCCTTATTGGACATAAATATAAGTAATATGATTAAAAAGTACAGAAAGAAGCCAGTTACAATTGAAGCTATTCAGTGGGATGGCAAGAACCTTATTGATGTGTTAGCTTTCTTATGTAATCAAACACGTAAAGAAGCACTCAAAGAAATCAATTCATCAGATATTTATCGCAAGAAATGGGATGATTATGAGTCAATTGTATTAGGCGATGGTTTAGATATTGATACTCTTGAGGGTAGAATGGAAGCATCCATTGGTGACTATATCATCAAAGGTGTAAACGGAGAGTTCTATCCTTGTAAGCCTGATATTTTCGGTAAGACTTACGAGGAAGTAACAGATTAACTAACCACCCTCTCCTTGGCAACAGGGAGAGGGTAAAAAGAAAGAAGAATATGATTACAGAAAAGTTAATAAAAAAGGTGCTACGTAAGTGGTTAAAGAAGAAATTGTATATCAATGCTCCTATTAGCACAAACATAGCACGATTTGAATGGGTCTATAACTCACACCTTAAAGAGTGGAGAGATAGAATTTGGGTAATTAAAAACTGCCCAGAAAATAGAGACAAGTGCTTTAATGAGTATCTTTACTCATAGCTTTTGTTAATCAATTCCACAAGGTCATAAAAATCCATTTTGGTGGCGAATGTCTCATCATTAGATAATTTAATACAACAGTTACCATCATCATCTTTATAGAATGTAATGATGTGGTCTGGGTTGATTGCACGGGTGTATGAATTATCATACGACTTCAAAGTAATTAAATTTTTCATATAAATGTAATTTTAAAAATTAAGCGGTACAAAGATAGTAATAATATTCGAGAAGCAAGCAATTCTTTAGGTAATTTTAAAATTAAGCACTTTATTTTATCTGTGCTTGCTTCTCACTTTAAACATATATAATATGGCAAACAAGAAACAATATAGAAGTATGGATAAGAAAGAGAAATCAATCAATAGTCATATTGGTAAGGCTATAGGCTATTCAGATAAGGCTCATTACGAGTTGCAAATTGCTTTGAATATAGCTTTAGAAGGAAAAGGGCTTAGTGACGAGGAAAAGGAACTTCTAAACGTTGGATTTGCAACAGGAACAGAAGAAGCTGTAGAGCGTGTTGCCGATGGTAGTTGTAATGATGAACATACCAGTGCATGGGATAGCTCAATTAGAGACTGCCGAATATCTGAGGTATATCGCATGACCGGTGAGCAGATACGTGAATATTTTAATTTGTGACAACTATGGATAAGAAGAAAGTTGAAGAGCTGATTGAGCAGATACAGAAGTATTGCGACCAAGCTTATAGCCCTAATTGGCAACCAAAGTCATTTGAGGAGTTTGTTAAGTTAGGCAACATCTGTAGAGAAGCTATCAAGGAGCTATCCAAGTCAGACTGGGTATCTGTTGAGGATGGGTTGCCTCCTTACGGAGAAGAAGTCTTTGTAACAAGCAAGATGGCTCCTGATAATGTTTTCAAAAACAGAAGAGTGGAATGCGCAACTGTCCCAAAAGATAGTAATGGCTTCTAAACTTAGCCAAGTCAGCCGTTTGGTTTGTCTTGTGTTTGCTTGTAGGAGCATTGATATTTGAGGGTGTCCGTTCTCTAGCTAATAGTAATGAACCTGCAAAAGAATTTAGTACAACAGTATTTACTAAGAATGGGCATAGCTATCTGCTTGTGGACACGAAACACGGAGTTTGTGTTATTCACGCAGAGAGCTGCCCTTGTCATAAAAAGAAGTAGCGTATGAAGAAAGATATTTTTAACAAAGCAACAAAATTATCTAGAAACATAGAGGAGATAAATAAAGTCATTGACTCATCAAATGATTTAAAACACCCTTGTTATCGAAGTTTGTTTAGTTCTTCTTTATTAACACTTATGGATGACGATGACTTTAATAAACACTTCCTGAGTTTTTTGAAGAACGAGAAGAAATTGAATGAAGAAATGTTTAATAGTTTATAAACGGTTATGAAGAAGTATGAATACAAACTAGAATCATATCATTTCAAAATTACAAATAACTTGGCATTAGATATGGAAAAAGCCTTTAATAAAGAAGGTTCTAATGGATGGGAATTAGTACAATGGGATGTAATTCAAGAGAGGCTGAATGAATCATCACTATTTCAAAATACAATGAGTACAACAGGTATAGTTGCAACTTGGAAAAGAGAAGTAAATAATTAAAAGTAAGTAACTATGAACAAGACAGATTTACATTCATCATTACTCTTTCTAATGCTTAAACTGGAAGAGGCAAAGAATAGCCCGATGCAAGACAAGAACTTTGTCTTGGCATTGACGGAAGTGCTCAGATATTTCCGTGATAACGGAGAGTTAAAGAAAGCCTATGAAATCAAAAAGGATTCATTGGCAAACATGGCTAATAGCCCTTGGGTGAAACTGGTAATGGGTATGCTTACCTCAAAAATGCAAGCAGATAAGGTAGATGCCAAACTGCCAGATGTTGATGCCCTTATAAAGGAAAGTACTTCTGATGAGTACATCAACAAGAAAATCAAGGATATTCTTGGCGAGTAAAACAACAATCCCCACCTAGCTTCACAGCCGGGTGGGGATTTTTAGCTAAATAAACAACGTCTAACCTATAAAAACAAAAACCTAAAATTATACCTAAATCAACTTATCTATGTACTTATCCAAATCCTTTTCATACCAAACAAGTTCGGTCCAGCCCTTGCGCTTCCGTCCCTTAGGGAGCCTGCCTTCTTTCACCAGCCGGTCAAAGGTAGCCCTGGAAACTTTGACGTATCCGCACGCTTCCGCTTTACTGATCGGCTCATCCTTGTTGGCAATCTGATGTAGAAAATTCAGCATCATTGTGTTCTGCTGCTTATTCGTCAAACATCGCCCCGACTGAATCCGTTCATGAAATTCCATCAAGAGTGAATCAATCATTTGGAGTTCTTCGCTAATCTTTCCCATAAGCTAGCACTTTTTATTGTGATACCAGAAGGCAAAGCCGATGGCACATACAGCCAACAGGAAAAGAAATCCGATATAGCATCTTCCCAGTGTCATTAATCTCTGCTCACTCTTGGTAAGCTGCCTCTCAACTGGTACTGGCACGGAAACAGAATCACGCTTGATGATGGTATCAAGCTTCACCTTATATATGTTGCGGTATCGGTCCCGATAGGCAATCTTGCTTATCACTACGGTATCACCCTTCTGATACACATACACCGAATCCTTCACATACACACTATCCATTTTGGCGATAGTGTCACTTCTCACAATATACTCAGCATGATACTCGGGAACCTTCACATACTCCTTGGTCTTGCAGCCAGTGAATGCCAGCAGGATGACTCCAACCACCAAACCGATGCAAGCCCATTTCCAAAATCTTATGTCATACCACTTCATACGCTATAGATTTTTATATTCCTCTTTCGCATTAAAACAAGGGCACATCTTCTTCCACTTCGACTTGTCTGCCCCCCAAACGTCACGATGCCCCATAATTGCAGCATTCGGATATTTCTTTTTCAGCTGTTTAAGCAGGGTAACCAGAGCATCTTTCTGCTCCTGAGTTCTGTTATCCACCGCCTTTCCCTTCGAGTCGATACCGCCTACATAGGCAATATTGATGGCAGTAGAATTATATCCCTTCACACCGTTGCTGACCATTTCTACCGGCAGCATCTGATGAATGGCACCATCCTTGGTAATCACATAATGATAGCCGGGATTCTTCCAGCCCTTGCGCTTGAACTCATCCCAAAGCTCCTTCACGCCCCATTTCTGAGAAGAGGCAGTACAGTGAACGAAAATTCTCTCAATCAGTCTCATACCTTGCCCTCCTTCTCCTTTTCCTGTTCCTTCATAATCTCGGCAAAAGCCCTAGCAAGGTCCTCTTTGTTCTCTAGAAGAATGCTTACCGTCTTCTCCTGCTTCCGTATCTCAGCCTTCTGCCAGCTCTTCTCTCTTACGCTTACAAATTCACAGAACACGCAATAGCCTGCCCATATCATAGAAAAGACAGGGAAGGGGAGAACCGTACAGGCTATCAGGTCTATACAGACCGTCACCATGAAGGGAGAGAAGTATTTCCTCGCCTTGTCGCAAGTCTTCTTGAATCCTGTACTTGTCGTAGCCAGCCCGTTCTCCTTCGCTTTCTTGATGCCAAAGAACAGGTCCACGCCCATAGAAATGATAAGAGCACCCATGCAGATGGCAATAACCAATGCCGATCTGTATAGGTGCTCTTGCAAAAATGTATGAATAATCTCTGTCATATATACCATTAATATTGATTAATGGCGCAAAGATAAGGGGTTTTCACATAGCTTTTTCCGTGTTTCCGTCTAACTGTTCATGTACCACCAGATTTTATCGGTTGGGTGATTGGTTGACTCGTCGCAGAGGAAACTCACTGATAGCTCGGAGATTCTCTTCTTCAAGGTCTCCTTGCTTCTCGACCATTTGCCAATCACATCAATGTTCTCTGCAAACATCTTGTTCATGGTAACGGCAAAATCCCACATCGTGTAGTCGGGAATCATCCAAGCCTGCTTGTCGTACTCCTCCTTCATTTCCTCGTAACCGAAGAATGGAGCATACTCCTTGGTCACATCATCCTTGAAGTAGTAGATGTTGGCGATGCAGGCTCTTCCCAGCTTCTCATCAAAGTGATGTCTTCTTTCCATCCAGTACAGAAGGTTTCTCTGTACTATCCTCTCTTCTTCCTCTAAAAATCCGCATTCTCCATTCTGAAACATCTGGAATGCGGCACTTGCTACGTGTGATAGCGATCTTGATAAATCCATAGGCATATAATATTAATGTAAAAATGATAAATACATGGTGCATCTCCAGCTGGTCTGGAGTGATGAGCCAGTGCTGATAATACAGTCTGATAGCGTTGATGCCAAAGAAATAGAAGAAAGGGATGCGGAATATCCAGCAGTATCTAAAGAAGAAGCTCACTGGTATCATGCAGATTGGCATATACACGTATGCCAGAAAGTAAATCCAGATGATACAATTTCCGTTATTATCCGTATCAAGTACGGTAGGTCTTGGGCACCGCCCATAGTCCCAAACTCCATACCAGTGCCCTAGCATCAGCGGTATGGGTGCCCATTTTGCCAGGAGTTCATAGAATCTCCAAATCTTACGGCTCAGCAAACCTTGCAGAACCATCCTTTGCTCCTCTTCCGAGAGAGCGTTGTTAATACTCTTTTTCATTTTTGTTTCAATTTTATGTTGATATCGTTGATCTAGTTGCTGTTTCTCAGAAAACGGTAGCTAAATGTTTTAGTCGGTGCAAAGATAAAAATATTCCTGCACAAAACCATAAAAAATGAGCAAAATATTAAAATATATTATTTATTTGGACGTATTCTAGATTATTCGTACCTTTGCAGTACGATTTAACGAGTAAAGCGTATGACGAAAACCAATTATAGCTTGACTGAAAAGCAACGGGAAGACCTGATGAAGACTTATCGTGAGGTAGCACCCACCTGCCACACCGCAAAGGAGGCGTGGGCGAAGATAGTATCTCATCCCGCACCGAGATATTACGTGAATCCCAAGCAGGCATTCGAGAAGCTCAGAAAGATGGTGGTAGGCGATTTCTCTGAGGTTGATGCCATGACGGAACCGAGAAGGAGAATGTACTATTCTCTGTTCGACAGATTGAATGCGGTATCTCAGAAGAAGGAGTTTATCGGGCAGTCGCTCCATTTCATCTGCCAGTTTCTGGTAGGAGAGCCAGCCCCAGAGTTCTTTCTGTCTCCTCGATCAGCCGAGGATATTTTCTATAATTGCAAGCGATATGGGAAAGGTTACAGGGATGGTAAGCATGAATAGTTTCAGATTGAAGGCGATTCTGTCGCTCATCTGCATCGTTCTTTGTACTTGGCACATCGGATTCTATCACGGATGCCCCTGGGAGAATCATCTACTGTACAGCTTCTTCCACGTCAATGGTTTTCATCTTGCCATCAATCTGCTGGTACTCTGGCAGATCAAGGGCAGGATTTCGCCTGTCAAGGCTTTTGCGGTAGCCGTAGCAGCCAGTTATCTGCCGATGTTCGTCAACGAGCCAACGATGGGTTTGTCTGGGTTCCTCTTCGCCGTCTTCGGTGTGATGTGGGGCAGGACTGGACGATGGAAAGATGCAATCAGAAAGGCTGGACCCTTCATCTTCTTCACAATGTTATTGAATAACGTGAACGGATGCCTCCACCTTTATTGCTTCGTCATAGGTTATTTGATGGAATGGTTCATAATCTACATAGAACGGAAACGTTCAGCATAAGTTTGTTAGTGTTTTAATGTCGAAGGCGACTGCTCATCACGAGTAGCCGCCTTCTTGATGTTATCAAACTTATGGAAGGATTTATCTTATCTTGTCTTCCCTTCTGCTCTGGGTCTCTATGATGGACCCGGCAAAGGAATCGCTTGCCTTGAAGTTCTTGAAAGAATATTCCAGCTTGAAGTATTTCCACGGCTTGCCGAAGAGACTCTTCAGCACAACCCAGTCCTTGCCGTTGTTGGAGCCATAGACCGTTACACTTACCGTTCCGGTATCAGAATCGAAAAGATGCTTCAAGCCCCTCAATGATTTCAGAATGGTAGAGCCGCCCAGTTTCAAAGGTCGGGTAGTCATTAAGCAGTCGTAGTCGTTGGCATCATCCTCTGCCAATGGAATGTTGGTAAGGGAATAAACGGTACTATCATCAAACTGCACAAGATTGTCGGGGTAGTTATTGGCTACCGTTCTGCAGAAAATCTTGCTGCTGGTATAGTTGTGGGAGATAGAGAAAATCTTATCCACCATATTATATACATAGTGATAGCTGGTCTTCTTGTTGAATATTCTCAGCAGCGAAGCCTTGTAGTCATAGGCTATCAGACAGTTCTCCAAGAAAGTCTTGAAAGGCAGGAAGTCGCTTGGCAATCCTCTGTTCTTTCCACCGCTCAACTGCCCCGATACGCAAATCGCCTCACCGCCCGATGTAGCCATCAATCCCTTCTCGGAAGTGAAGTAAACCACCTTGTCGGTAGGGGTAATGGAATCTGCATTGTTGCATACCTCTCTGGATATAGGGTGAATACTGGAGTAAAGACCCTCTGCATTCACGCTCATGGCATAGATACCTTCATCGGTAAAGACGAGCAGAGGATATTGACCGAACTGTCCCTGACTTACCGCCTCTGTATTAGCCACGATACCAAGAATCTTACCTGTACCCACGGTGTTATCGCCCGATGCCTCAAATACAAACGGATTGTTCACTACGGAAGTGAAAATTTGGGAATCAAGATATTCGGGCTGGTTAAGGTTCTTGACCAGTTCTATCATTTCATCTTCGGTGATACTTTCAAATTCCGCATCACCTTCAGCTGACGGAAGATTGGTGAACGAATAGGCACCATTCAGCATAGGATGCACAACCAATGGGATTCTCAGGCATTTGCCACCAGAATAAAGAATGATTTCCGTAGCGTTTGGGTCTGGATAATAAATCCATCCACGCAGGAATGACTTATTCACAGAAGCGACATTCATCGTCCAGGTATCAGAAGAGTTCGTCACGATATGGGTGTACATATAGTAATAATCGTCTCCAGTCAAGTCTCTTCCTGTAAAATTCGAGAAACCACCAAATGGATAGCGCAACAATCCGATAGCTTGAAGTCTGCCGTTATAGGTGTACAGTCTTTCTGCTGTAGCCTTTGCCCATCCGTAATAATCATCAACATTCAGTTGGGTTTGTGTCGTAAGATTCTCAACAACTCCTTTCGCAATGAACGTTCTATCTCCGTCCTTTATTCCGTTAACCGAGTAATGCCAGTTTCCATCCACAACCTTATCCGATGTCTTTACAGAAAACAGTTTGTAGAACTGTGATTTTGTCAGCAGTTCATCTATGATTTCCTGGTCCGTTTTATATTCCGGCTGAATTTCGCTGTGTACCGTGATGGTATGGGAAGCCATCGCTTGCTTGTCGTAGTTAAACGGAAGCTCTCTATACTTGTCGTAGCCGAAATTAGCGGAAGGCTTCATATAGGTATCGTTTGGGGAAACTAATTTCCAACCGCTATCTAAACGGAATGGCAGGACCTGATCAGAGGCAAAGACTACAATTTCCTTGATAATGTCTCTCCAATCACTGCTTATCGGTTCAAACTTGAATTTCAGTTCGCTATACTCGATGAAGTAAAAGATACTTTCTTTTCCTGTCATTTGCCTAAGATCCATATATGTGTTATGGGTGCGGTCGAAAGTCGCAGCGCTGAAACGGCAATTTCTATTAATCGTAGGATAGCAGATATATGGAGTAGTAATCTTGGTATAAGAGCCATCGAAGAGTCTGAATGCGCACCTGATAAAGAAAGGGAACGCAAACATATTCTTGCTTTTTACCCAGTTGATAGCTTGGGCAACATGCCCTTGAACTGTTTCCTGAAAGCCTTTTTCGTGTGAACCGTCTGTAGATACTTTGATGGAGAAATGATGATACACGCCTTGCTGGAATACTCCGCTAGGTTCATCGCCAGCAGCATGCAGGAATTTTCCATTCGCATCATAATAGCATTTCCATCCATCGGGACCATCTACATCGTTGGAAACATTCATCAGAGTTCTTTCACTCTCTTCTGGTATGTAGTTGTTGGTTGGCTTCTCGAAGGTGAAATTACATTTCAGGTCTGGGATATTCGTTCCCAAATCCTTGTAGGTATCTGATTTGTAAAGGATGTATCTCAATCCATTATCTGTAGCCAGTACCAGAGTATTCCCCACCGCCTGTGCATCCTTTACTTCTCCTTCTCCCTCAAAAGTTCCAATCGGAGTGCTGAGGTCACTCTTCTTGTAGCATCTGATGGTATATTTGTTCTCTCCACTATCCCCAACATACTTGTCATAGGTAATGATATTCTCGAAGTCTGTCATTTTATGGACAAACAAAATCGTACCGCTCACCGTGCCGAAAGGCTCCATCTTCTGAATCGGGACCATTTCGCCATTCCTATATATGATGTTTTGAGAATAGGCAAGTTCGCTATCCTCACTCAGCAAGTCACTCGGTACGTTCGTCATACCCTTGCTGAAACTCAAAGTCTTTCTATCCAAGTTTCTCTCCATAACTCAATATCTTTAAATTTTCGCAGCAGAGTGAACGCCGTCGCCACCGCTGCTAGTTCTTTCCTTTTGTTTCCATTTCGGCTTCTCCATATCGTTGGCGCTTACCCACAATCCGATGGCAGTACTCATCAGTACATCATCATGGTTTCCGTTGCCCACGATATTGCCAAGACTTCCATCATCATGCCGCTCGTAGATTCTCAGCTCATGATACATTTCCCTGTCTGGCTCATCCCAGAGCATATCATCCACAAACTGCTCCAGATTATCAATCACCCAACCCTTCGTCAGCTTGTTGGTCTGGAATCCATACTTGGCAAGCACATCATCGCTCACGTCCTCAGGACTTGTGGTTCGCTGATACAGATTATCGTAATAGTCGGCTATCTCGTTCAAAATACTTCCGAAGTGGTCGCCTTCCGTATTGTTGTTCTTCTCTCGGTCTGCCGTGTTGCTCTCGATTACCAGCAGTGCATCATCGTAGTAATGCGCCAATGCTGCCGCCATCCACGCCAGCTTGTCGTGTCTTACGTGTCCTCTCCATCTTGCCACCACCTTCGGCTTGCCCTTGATGGTAGGCATCATATCGAATCTGTCTATCACCGTCATCACGGTATAGTCGGAAGTCGAGGATTTACCGCCAATATCCACACTCACCAAGTATCTGTTCTCTACTTTCAGACAGTTAGGTACTGCCCAGATTTTCAAGTCTCCATCACCATCTGTTCGGATGCTGATCTTCGATTTTTCTATAGAAGACTCATTTTTGTTGCCGTCAATGATGATGTCGGCGGTATAGATTGGCTCACGCTTGTACTTCTTCTGCAAATCATCAATAGAGTAGGGGTTGAAGACCAGATTACCAGAGTTACGGAAAGCGTCTTCCTCATCCACTGGAGCCTCGGTAGCACAGAAGGAATGGGTGGTAAACTTGTTGCGGAAGTTTCTGTACCACTCGATAGCTTGGAAGCAGGCTCCCTTCTCCCACATTCGCCAGAAGAACTTTCCTGTTTCTCGGTAGCCTTTCGGGTTGGTACTCTTATCCTTGTTTTCCAAAAGCCATTTGGCAAAGACTCGTTCGCTCTTCACTTCCTCCATATCGTGCTCGATGAAGAAGCAAGGGATAAACAGGAAGGAATAGGCATCATTGTTCTTCGGGTCCATCGCCAACTGGCATTTCTCATAGAAGAAGCCAGAGTTACCCTTGCCGGTACTCTCGAATACCTCCAAGTTATCCTCCTGATTTCTGATACCACCCGAGATAGAAGAAATCACGCCCTCAGGATCATGCTCTGGGGTCTTCTTCCAATAGGCAACCTCAGAATAGTGGGCACAGTGGAAGTTGCTACCACGCACGGAATCGAAGTTCTCGAAGGATGCCACGGTCAGCGTACTTCTTCTTATAGCCCTTATTCCGTCTGTCACCTGGAAATCATCAGGCGAGTTCTCGTAAGGAGAGAATTGAAGCTTGGCTCCCGGTCTTCCGATGGTCCAGCCTGGCTGGTTCTCCAAAGCCTTTCTGTACATCGCCTTGATTTTCTTTGCCGTATTTTTCTGCTGGGCTAGTACGATGGCGTTCCATCCGTCCTTGCGGAAATCCTGTAGCCACTTGATGTAAAGCTGTGTAAGGGTAGAACCGCCCCACTGTCGGGCTTTCAAAATCACCACTCGGATAGCCCTTTTGCTGGTTCTTAAATCCTCAAAAATCTTCAAGAGCTTGCGCTGGGGGTAATTCAGCTTGAAAGGTATCATATCGCCAGTTACCTTATCCTCAATCTTGTCGGTAGCAAACAGGGCAAACTCGGGGTCTTCCCTGAATCTCACCTTCATAATCTCGAAGGTCAGCACCATCTTCAACTGCTTGGTGTAGTAACTCTTCTCGTTATACTCCTTGCCCCATACCCGGATGATGTACTCCTTCATGCTGCCCAACTGTTTCAGCCCCCTATATAATAAGGTACGCATACATTCTCTGGGAACCCACATCTTCTTGAACATGAAGTCGGGCAGTTCGAGCAGCTCCCTGTGCACGAAATCATAGCAGCCTTCACCAGTCCAAGGGTTGTAGGTTCCGTAAATCTCATCGTATCTCCGCTTGTTTTCGGCTACGAGTTCATCAATATCTACTTCTCTAACTAATGCCATCGCCCAATTCCTTTATCTCCTCAAAATCTGCATCCTGTATCTGTGGCACCTGAGTCACGTCCAAGGCGTTATTGTCGGTCTTGGTCTGTGCCAGTGCTGCCAACTGCTTGAAGTCTTCGTCCAATCCATGGGTCACGCTCACCTCGCTCTGCTTTGGTATCATGTGCTTGGTCAGGTTAGCATAGATGGTAACGTATGTTTTCGGGTCGAATTCTGCCAACTGGTTCATACAATCCTCAAACTTATCCTGATGTCGGGCTAGGAAGTCTCGGATAAACTCTTTCTGTGCGCTCTTGCTCACTGGCAGAATCTTCTTCGCCTTCTCACGCTTCTCCTGCATGATTTCCCTTACCGACTTAATATCATCAAACTCTCCCATAAGTTTCTCCTTCCTTTTTTATCCAAATGGCTTCAGCGGATGAACCAGCATTCCTGCTTTGCTGGCACTCGCTGCATCCAGTATCTCCAGTTCTTCATCGTTCATTTCCTCCTGCTTCGAGATGGTAAGCGGGTCCTTGCTGGTAAGCGTAAGCAGGAAATATTCGTAGAGAGTACCAGCCACGATGTAGCTGTGGATATGTTTCACCAGCTCGTCATACCGTGTATCATCCCAGTAGTCGGGCATGTTCAGCCATATCTCCTTCTCATCCCATTCCTTCAGGGCATTGTCTCTTACCACTCCCTGCGGCTTCATCACGTAGGCAGAGAGGACTCCTTCTGCCTTTTTCAGGTACTTGTCAAACCAGCGGTAGAAGAGTGGCCTTTCCCTATCGTTCTCGCTGGTAGGGATGATGTCTTCCTGATTCGTCTGGTTGCCTCGTCTTGCCCTGCCTACCATGTTTGTAGCTGCGTCAATGTCGTACCAGAGTTGGTTGGCATAGATGAAGATGTGCTTGCTGTAGTACTTGTGTGCCGGGCGTGGAGGCTTCGGAAGAAAAGGATTCGGCTCGGGCTTCCATCCTCTCTCACGGATAAAATGTGTTGGGTGTAATGCGTTGAACTCCATCTTATACCTCCTTTGCTACGGTTACTTCTACCTCTGTCTTCAAGTTGTCGCTGTGTCGGGAGAAGAGGATAACGATTGCCACACCGGTATTCCTTGGCTTCAGGGCGAAGGTATAAGGGTCTGGGCTGCGCTGAATCTCAACGATGCTCGGGTCGCTGCTTCTCGCCTCAATATCATCAATGGCTCCATCGTCAATAGAGTAGGAGAGATTCACGTCCTCCTCCTCAAGGGCAATCGTGATAGCTCCATCACCACAGCTTCCATCCACCTTGGCAGTAAGATGCTGGGTGTATGGAACGGTAGGGACCACTGGACCGCTCAGCACGAAACATCTGCGGATGCTCTGTTCATCTATACTGAGCGAAGCCTGATAAGGCTCAGCCTGTTTCAGATTGGTAGTCTTTAACCACCACTGGAAAATAACGTAGTCTTCCACATACTTTGATACCAGTCGGGCAAGTGTATCGGTCAAGGTTCCGTTGCATCTTCTGGAGGCATTGATGATAAACTCTACCACATCATCCGTTTTGGAGTCGTAGTAGATAATGTTGTCACCGATGGTCTGCGCATTCGGTACCAGATACTCGGCAAGAAGTGTCTTCACAATCTCCAGTGCCGTATCAAAATCATGGGTGAGCGTTGCTTCGTGAACCTCATCATCACCAGCAGCCTCATTGAATCCCAACTTGATAGCCTTCTCGTCAGCCGCACTGTCCACCTTTGCCTTCAGGTAGGTGGCTCTCTTCACGGCTCCAATCACCACCGACTTTACAATTTGAAATTTTATAATCATAGCTTTATCTTTTTAGTTCAAAATTACTTCTCCTGTCATATCAGTCAGGTTTCCGCTTACAGATGCCGGCGCATCCTTCTGGAAGATCAGCTTCAATGCAGAGTTCACATGATTCGTCATATCGTCTGCATACTTCCTTGCAGAATCGGCATAGGTCATGGATAACACAGAATAGGCTACGTAATCTACCACATAGCTCTTGAAGAGACTACAGAATGCGTTTGCCTTGCTCTCGCTCACTCTGTTCCGCTGATAGGTGAATGCCACATCATCGGTGTTGTCCGTGTAGCTAGCTATCAGTGGAGCGAAGTTGCCTACGAATGTTTCTGCCGCATCCTTCACATACTGCTTTAATATGTCTTCCTCGGTCGATGATAGGGTAACACCGGTAAAGAGAATATTCCCCTGCTTGTCGGAAAGTCTTTTTCCGATAATGGAGAAATGCTTCTTCACCTTGCTCTTGATGTCGGCATACCCGATTGTTATTGTCTGTTCTGTTACTGCCATAACTTATGCTGTTTGATAATACTGATTGTTCATGCTCATAGCCTGAGCCACTGCGTTCTGGTCTGCACCCTGCACGATTCCGTTTTCTACCTGTCCGCCGCCCTGCTGCTGAGCCATCGCCTGTTGCTGCTGGTACATCTGTTCCAACTGCGCCTGCTGCTCCTGCACGCTGGCAAGAAGCTTGTCGGCAAATGGTTTGTTCACGTTCTGCAAGTACTGAATTAGGTTGATTGCACCCATTTGCAGCAACTCCTTCAAGTCATCATTCTGTAAGGTGTTGTAGGCAGCAGATGCCGCTGCATTCTTGATGCTTATCTTGAAGTGAATGTCTCTTGCTGATAGTCTGTCGTAACTGTAGGTGTTCAGACCGTCCTTGTTGAAAATCTTTCTTCCGTCCTCGTAGAACTGCTGGATAACTGAGCACTTTTTCATTGCCAGCTTCTCCGTAAAAATTTCCATATCGGATAGGATGGTATAGAGTGAAGTGGTAGCGTTCTGGCTCTCCTGTGCATATCTTGCAGCCGATGTACCAGCCGAAGGAGTCTTGCCCTGCAAGGCACCGCTTACGTTGGTTACCTCTCTGATAAGGTTCAGTTCTATCTGCAAGAGTTCGTTGGTTCCGATATTTACCGCATTCGAAGTAATAATCTCTGGCTTCACGTTTGGCATTGTTCTCTTTGGTGTATAGAATATCCATCCATCGTATTCTATTGCCTCTTCCATGAACTGCTCTGGTGTCCTTCCACCCAGTACGGTTGTAGGAATCATCTTGAATCCCTTGAAGCTGCTTCTGATACTCATATCGTTCATCACAATCAGGCGGTTGATGTAGCGCTGCTGATCTATCACGTTGGTCATGAACGGATGAATCTCTCCGTTGATGAAAGGATAAAGCTTCATGGTGTATGGGTGACTCTTGAAATCGTAAGGAGATTCACCATGGCAAAGAACCGTACCGTCAGGAGCCATGAAGGTGTAGTACCAGTATTTATCTGAAAGATCTTCCGATGTGATATAGGCACGGTCTTCTTCCGGCACACCGTATTCGTCATACTGCTTCTTTCGCTTCTCGTTCTCCAGAATCAGCTTGTTTATCATTGCCGTGTCTTCCAAATCCACACGGAACCAAGCATTGTTCATGTTCTTGGCAATAGGGTCGAAGCATTGCAGTCTCGGTTTGGTTTCCGTGGTCCATACCTCAATCACTCTTACGTAGTGTCTTCCCTTGTTGGTATAATCGAAGCTGAGATTTTCCAAAGCCTTCTCTTCGTTAAACTCGTAGCCATAACTGCTATCATCTACATCATGAATGTCAAAGATACTGTTCAAGTCATTAACCGTCAATCCGTATTCCCTGCGGGCAAACTTCTGATACAAGTCTTCCTTGCTTACGTCATGCAGACAGCCTATCAGACAAACGTCATTGTGTCTTGGGTCACTTCCGCATTCGAAGAACATGTGGTCAGGTTCCATTGCGTCCGTCCAAGCATCAGGCATTTCCAGTTCTCGGTCTTCCCAGCTCTCCCTCACAAACATCTGACCGCCCTGCAAGTAGTCCTTGATGAGGTGATTCAGCAAATCCTGCATACCGGTGGTCTGCCAGTTGCATTGCATCGTAGCACTCATCATGTCGCTCAGTTGTCGGGAGTCATTATCTCTTGCAAAGCATACTGGCTCCGTACCCTGCTTGGCATAGAGTCCTGCGATGGATTCCAAGATACTGATCATGATGTTATTGCTCATAGGGGTCTGGTTGCGCCGCTCCATATAGGTGCGCTCCGTCATTTCCTCCCAGTAGCCATGATGATACACCCTGATGGTGTCGCTCCACTGGTCTCCGTTGCAGTATCTCATCGTTCTTGCTCGGGTCTCCCTCACGCCACTCAGATTGTTCCAGGCATTCTTGCATCGGGTCAGCAGTTCCCAGTCCTTTCCGTGCTCCTGCCGCTTCTTTCGAGCTTTCACGGAATCGTATCTGTTGCGCTGAGGCATCACCTTGCTAAGTGTTAATAATTTCGCCTTAACCATATTTGTTTACACATTATTAATTTATAGGCGCAAAAATAGTCTTAAATCCCTTTTTCTTTGCCGTGTTTCCGTGTGTTTGCCTATTGTCACGGAAACACGGAAATATAATTGCATTTTCTTTGCATCTTTGCCGCAAAGTTTCAAACAGTTTAAGATATGACAAAGGAAGAATTAGAACAGATGAATGCAGGTGGAGAATCTGAACAGCAGGTTTCTTCACCCGAACAGGCTTCGGAAGAGACTCCACCAGTAGAGGATCGCCCTAACCGCAAGGCTTTCTCCGACCGATTCAAGAAGCGTCATGCCGACATTGATTTCGAGGATAAGGAAGCTCGTTATGCGGCTATGAACGATGATGCTGATACGCTCGGACGATACGAGGAGAGCGGAAAGGCGTTGTCTAAGGTGTTCGATAAGCACAAGTGGCTTGCTGCCTTGGCGATGGATATGGAGAAGAATCCAGAAGATGACCCATTCGATGCGATGGCTCGCTTAGGTATCGACATCAAGGCTCTGCTCGAAGACCCTGAGGGTGGCAAGAAGCTCGCCGAGATTCTTGCAAAACACAATAAGGAAGTTGCTGAGCAGAACGAAGCTACCGAAAGGGTTACGGAAAACATGCGTAAGTCTATCGAACGCTTGGTTAAGCTCTACCCAGATGATGCACACGATATGTGGAAGCAGATTTACGAGATTCACGACAAGGTGGAGAGCGGTGACATCCCAGATGATGTTTGGAAGATGCTCCACAATGCTAACAACTACGATTCTGATATTTCCTCTGCCCGAGACGAGGCGGCTATGCAGGCTAGAAACGAGAAGATTCAGAATAAGGTCCGCTCTTCTGCAACAGAGGGTATTCCTCCTTCACTTTCTAGTTCGGGTGCTGGAAACGAGCCAGCTAAGAAGAAAACTAAGAAGAGAGCATCCAGCTTCTTTGATGATATTGGTTAACACAAGATTATTAATCCATAAATATAAGTATAAAATGAAGAAAGTAATTAATTATTTTTCTAATCGTCAGTTCATCTTTAAGATGATTCTGATGCTTCTTGCTGTTGTTACAGGCGGTGGCGTAATGGCTGTTGGTGATGATGTTGAACCTGACTTGAACGAGCCGGGTTCTAAGCCTGCAACAACCGAAGAGACTGCTGCCAATGAGCAGGTAGATAAGGATAAGAACGACTTGCTTGCCCCTGGCGGTAAAACTGCTGGTCAGTCTTTGACTGGTACGCAGGCTTCTGCTACGCAGATGGACCGAGGCGGTCTTGAAGAGGAAGACTGGGACACGGGTGAAACCAAGTTCCGCCCATATCATACACCTCTCCTTTCTATTGTCAAGAAGTTTACCACAACGGTTCCTTGTACTGGCTACAAGAAGAAGCACGCACGCTATGGTGGTGAGACCTTGGACGGTGAGGTTACACAGCCAATTACTGCCGGTGCTTCCATCAAGCTTACCAAGACCAACTTCTCAGGCTCTTTGAAGCCATTCTACGAGGGTTCTACTGCTATCGTTCCTACCGTAGCTGGTTACAAGCGTGGCTCTACTACGGTACGTGAGGGTCGTTTGGTTCTCTTTGTTACCAGCGCCAATAAGTCTGGTACTGAGGTTACCTTGCAGGCTATCAACGGTAAGGCTAACGAAGAGAATGCCGATTGCGAGTTCTTGGAAAACATGACTTGCCCGGATATTCCTGTTGGTACAGTTATTTTGGCAGCTTCTACAGCGCTCTCAGAATCACAGATGAAGGTTCCTGCTGAGAACTATCAGCCACGTTCTGCCGATGTTTATCTCCAGAAGCGAGCATTCTCTATCGTCTTCACCGAGGACTTCGAGACCATGAAGAAGAAGATTCCTCATACCGTGAAGGATATGAAGGAAGATGCACTCAACAAGTACAAGATGCGTGCTGAGCGTTCTTACTGGATGGGTACCAAGGCTCGTATTCACTCTACCACCAATGATGGTGCTGATGAGTACACCTACTTCGCAGATGGTATCTTGAATCAGCTGACCAACCAGTATGGTATCGGTGAGGTTTACAAGTACGAGGATCTGACTGCTATCAGTATGTTGATGTTCACAGACTTCTCTGAGTCAGACCACATCTATATGTTCTGTGGCAAGAACGCAATCAAGCGCCTGATGAACATTGAGATTCCAAAGGGTCGCACCGAGATCCTTTCTACTCACAAGGAAATCGACATTACCTTCTCTCGCTACGTTGACAACTATGGTACTATTGATTTCGTTTGGGATCAGACTCTTGACATGATGCACATGGAAGACTGCATGGTTGGTATGGACTTGAAGGGCGCTCGTCACTACGTGAAGGAGAAGGGCAAGGATAAGACCAATGACATGAGCAAGGATGGCTACGATCCACGTGAGGCTAAGCGATACATGCACATTGAGGCAGATTGTATTGCTCTTCGTGGCTACAACTCTATCCTGGTCGGTCCAGAGGCATTCATCACCAATCTTGGTGTTACTGGTATCGTGAACAGCATCATATCTCTGAAGACTCTCCCTGATACTGCTTCTAAGGGCATGAAGGTGGCTTTGACAGAGGATTACACCAAGGATGAGACAACCTACGAGAAGGGCAAGGTTTACGAGTACGATGGTACTAAGTGGAACTTGTATGCCGGCATGGACGTTGCTGCATAAGGCATCTTTTTCATCTTTAACATATAAATCACGCAGAGGGGCAGGAGTTAATAGCCCTGTCCCTTTGTTATTAAAATAGAAAATAATGATTAAGACATATAGATATAACGAGCTGTGTAATAATGTAAGCCTTACGCTTTCCGGTGCTAGCGGTAATTCTATGCGCTACAACTTTACTCATGGTAACACTTACATGCGCAAATGCCCAGAGCTTACTCTTCGCAACAAATATGCGCAAGACCTTTTGGATAACCATGAATTGGTAAGGAGCGGAAAGGTTACTTGTATTCGTACAACTCTTGAAGAGGCGGATATTGTGCAGGAAGAGGCGCTTGTAAATGAGCCTGCAAAGAAGCCTTCGAAGAAAGCCCAGAAGGAAGAGGTAACCGGCATCCGCACGGCAGAAGAGGTTATCAATTACGTAAATAGCCGTTTTGACAAGGATTGCAGAACCCTTGAAACTGCTATGAAGCATGCAGACAAGGCTGGTCTTGTTTTCCCTGATTACGGCAAGGAGTAACATATATAATAAGGTGAAATGAAGGTAGAAGACATCATAAAGGCAGTTCGTTGGTGCATAGACGAGGAATCCAACAACTTCTCATCAATCACAGATGAGAAGGATGATTTGTATATGGACAACATCATCAAGGCAAAAATCAACGATGCCCTGCATTGGATTGCCGTTACCGCATCATCTTCTGCTGCATTGGTTGATTCTAAGAAGATAGGTACTTCTTCTGCCACCCTCCAAGTGCAGGACTACGATACCCAGAGAAGCATCGGAGTAGTCACGATGGATGCCAATACCGAGGTAATCAATATCTCTCGCATTCGTGGCAATGGCTGGTTCAAGGCAGTAGTGCCTATAGAAGATACCGAGGATGAGGCTGTCATGATGTTTGATGATACGGCAAAGGGAACCATCGACCGACCACAGGCGGCTATCATGCGTGAGAATCCTCTGAAAATTCTCTTGCAGCCCAAGCCTACGGAAGCGGTTATTTCCTATGTGGGTGTTCCGAAGAACGTAAGCACGTCCGATTCTACAGATGTAGCTATCCCAGACCGCTTGAAGAATGCCTTCATCTACTATCTCGCCTTCTTATTGCTTTCAGCCTACGATGATACCAAGGCTACGCAAATGTACTCGATAGCCTTGCAGCAGCTAGGCGTTAGTCAAACATCAAAATAATGAAATCATGGAGTATGTATCTACGAATTATAGCGAAGAAGAACTGGCATGGGTCACCCCGGAGATAGCCTTGCAGCGTGACATTTACCTGATGATTACGCTCAAGCGCCCAGGAAAGCTGGTAATCAGACAAGACAAGGGCGATGGCAAGAAGCCGAGAGTTCCCATTCGTGCCCACAAGAACACCAGTGAGTTCAAACTTCGTCTTCGGGTGATTCCCGAAACCATAAAGATTCAGATATTCACTTCATCAGAACCAAAAGAAATCAAATATGCCTACATTTAGAGATGATCCAAAATTAGGTTGCATGGTGCCGATGATGAAAACAGACGACATCAACGACCAAGCCATCACGAAAGACAAGATTCGTGACGGCAATGTTACGACCGAGAAGCTCGCTGATGGTGCGGTTTCTACGGATAAGCTACCTGATGGAGCAATCAAGACTTCAAAGATAGCGGATGAGAATATTACGACCGAGAAGTTAGCTGAAGGTGCTGTGGAAACTTCTAAAATCGCCGACCAGAATGTAACCAGCGAGAAAATCGCCGACCAGTCGGTAGATAACTCCAAACTTTCACCGGAGGCAGTCACCTACGATAAGGTTAAGGATAAGGCAATCATCACCGAGAAGCTCAACGACCGGGCTGTAACAACTGAGAAGGTAGAGGAGAGAGCTATTACAAACCCGAAACTTGGCAACCAGTCGGTTGATGGCAGGGTAGTTCGTGAGGCATCCTTGGAGACCAAACATTTCGCCAACGGATCTGTAACTACGGAAAAAATCAAAGACGGCTCAGTCACAAATGAAAAGGTAGCAGACGATACGCTTGGCATCGAGAAATTCGACCCAGAGCTTCGCAAAACCATCCAAGCCGCCACTGGTCTCCCAGAGGATTTAAGTCAGATGATCCAAGATGTAGATAAGTCTGTCAAGCAACTGAAAGAGAAGGACACAGACCTCCAGTCTCAGATTAACGATAAGCAGCAGCAAATCACCGCCAACGATGGTGATATTTCATTGTTGCAGACTCGCAGTACTCAGATGGAGGAAGCCATCAAGGGTATTTCCGCAAGTGGTGGTGCAAGCCAAGCCTCAGCAGTAACATACGAAAACACAGAGAGTGGTCTTGATTCAATCACTGCACAGGGAGCCATTGATGAACTTGCAAACAAGAAGTTCAACAAGGAGAATATTTCCCAAGAGTTTGGTGATTCAAAGGATAAGGTAGTCTCCCAGTTTGCCCTTCCTTTCAGAGAGATTGAATCTCCAGAGTTCATCAATGCAATAGTAGATTCAGAAGACCACTTCTTGTTTGGAATCCAGCCTGATGGTTCCATTGAGTGGGGCAAGGGTATTCCTGCACCAATCAGAGCCAAGTTGCAGGAAATTATTAACCAGTGCCAGCAGGATAAGACAGATATTCTTGAAGCTATTAATGCCGCCAAGGAAGAATTATCAGCAAGTATCACAGCGTTGCAAGAAGGCAAGGTGGATAAAGAGGAAGGCAAGTCTCTCATTGAAGATGAAGTAAAGGAGTGCTTTAGGGTAATCGAGAATGAAGAGTTTATCAAGGCTGTCGTTGATTCTGATGATAAGATTCTCTTTGGTTTCCGTAGAGATACCGGTAAACCTTGCTATCCTCTCAATGAGATGTATCACGTTGAGCAGAATGAAGAGTTCTTCGCAGTCTGGCTTGATGCTGCTAACCATGTACTCCTTGGTATCAGAAGAGACGGACAAATCATTGGTCAAATCAATGCAGTCAATGCCTTGAAGCAAGTCATCTCTCAGCTACAAGCAGACCTTGCAACATTGCAGGAGAAGGTAGGTACAATAGATACTAATCTCAAGGAACTTCTTGATATTTTCTCTTTGCAGGAGAATCCTGAGTATATGGCAGTAGAGAAAGATGCAGATGGAAAGGTTCTGTCTGCTACTTATAATGATGGTAGTCACTATATTCATAATGCCAAGTCTGAGACTATTCCTACAGAGTTTGAGCATATTGAAGACCCTGAGGGTAGAACGGAAATTACAACTGATGGAGAGGATAAAGTCATGTCATATCGTGATGCTGATGGAAAAAAGCATGAGCATGATATGGAAGTTACTAACCTTGATGTATCAAATCTCAATCTTCAAGGCAATAGTGTGAACAATATCAAAGATGCTTTGAAAGCAAACGGTTTTGACGTTAAAACGCCTATTGATTGGAGTGAAAGCAGTTTCATCCAGATACCTGAGCCACGCTTTGCTATCATCAATATCACAAATATAGATTCTATGCCTACCACCAAGACTGATAACAAGAAGGCTTTCTTGGAGTTTTGGGATATGCAGGGAAACTATTTTAAAAAACATACTATTCTTAATGCACAAGGTAACTCCTCTTTGGCTTTTATCAAGAAGAATGTTGCTATTGACCTCTGTGATGATGAGTGGATTGGTGATGATACTCCAAAGGTAAGAATTGGAAAATGGGTTCCACAAGACAGCTTCCACATGAAAGCGTATTATACTGATTTCTTCCGTGGGGTATGTGCAGTATCATATAAACTTTATGACCAGATTGTACGCACAAGAGGGAATATGTATGACCGCCCTTGGAAAAAGGCTCTTCTTGACATGTCAAAAATAGGAACTACAACAAAGAGTCTTGGCAATCCGTATGTAGGAGATTATGAACTTCTTACAGATACAGGAGCACGTTGTTTCCCTGATGGCTTCCCAGTGGCAGTATATCTTAATGGAGAGTTCTATGGCATCTTCTCATTTCAGTTAAAGAAGCACAGAGATAATTATCACATGGATAAATCAACTGCCGAGCATGTTCATCTTGATGGTACTATAAATTACAACATTCTTTGGAATGGTACTATCGTATGGGGTACTGGTGATAATGGATTTGAGGTGCGCAATCCTAAAAATCTCTATGCCATTGGTGGTAATAAATATGATGCAGACATCAAGCAGGAGGAGATTGCCGGCGAAGATGAGGTGAATACTTGGATAGCAGCAGGGCAGCTTCCTGATGGTACTGTCATTTCTTCAAAAATTAAGAAGAACTTGCAAATGACCGCCAAGGTCAAAAAGTATATTCAAGATTTCGCTAATTCCATCAATGTTATTAAGGCTGCCGCATCTATCTACAATACATCAAGTAAGACAGAAGAGGATTTGAAAACATTTAGGAAAGTTTTTGAGAAATACTATGATGCCGATAATTTGATTGACTATATCATAGTTTCTGACCTCATAAAGAACTCTGACGGATTCTCCAAGAACTGGCAATGGTTTACTTATGATGGTATTAAATGGTGGGTTGGTCTCTATGATTGTGATATGTCTTTTGGAGGACACTCTTCTGGTAACCAAATAACTCCACCTCTTACATATCACGTAAATACGTCAGATTCAATACCAACTACGTATATAATAAAATATTATAAAAGTGAATTGACTGAACGTTATAAGCAACTTGCAGACTCTGGTATTGCTTCTGCTGCTAACATCTTTGAATTGTTACAAGAATGGTGTATGAGTATAGGTACAGACTTCTTTAAGGAGGAGTTCAAGAAGTGGTCTAATTCTCCTTGCATTGCTGATAGTGTTGTGAGAAGTGAATATTGGGAGATAATTCTTGATGGTAACGGAAAACCACAAACAGATACTTCCGAAACATTTGATGCTACACAAGCATACAGTGTAGATGATGTAGTATCTTTCGGTCTCTCTGATTCTATGGGTTACTTCAAATACAAGTGTATCAAGGCTACTTCTCCATTGTCTGCAAATACCCCTCATGCAGTTAGTGCTTATTCTCCAATCAGTATATTCAAGCACTGTGACAATGTATATAGAGCGCAGAAGTGGATAGAGAAGAATATAGAAAATATTGATAAATTATATAATTATACAAGAATTTAAAAATAATAATTATGGGAAATTGTTTAGTAACAAAATTAAAAGGGACAGTCCAAAACTCTGATTTGCTTAGAGTAGGAGAACTGAGAATTTGCGTGCATAAAATAGACAATCCTAGCAGTGAAACGCAGAGAATTAATCTGAATTTTACTGAGGATGTAAAGTTGGAAATAATTGGAGACGGTTATTTTACAAATGCTACACTTGTAAGCAATTTAGGAAAGTCATTGACAGCAAAAGCAAATACAGAGTCGTTAGTATATGTTAGCAATGGCGATTTTGAGATTGCTATACTTAATAAGTATGCGCTAACGAAGATAAACACTAGAACTAATAAAAAGACAGCAATCAAAGATATTGCTGATTTAAAATATTCTTCTAGTATAAATTATATTGCTGTTAATAGCGTAGAAAATGTTAGCTATTTCAGTGATCTTAAATCACTTAAAACACTTACTTATCTTTCTATTTCTAATGCAAACATAAATGGTAATTTAAGCGATTTAGAACCACTTACAAATTTATTGTATTTAATAATTGGCAATACTTCAAATAAAATTACTGGCAATGTTAGTTCTTTGAAGGCTATTACAAAACTAAACACATTGGTAATACTAAATAGTGATGTGACAGGTGATTTGGCTACTCTCCCGTCAACTTGCCGAAGTGCTGCTTTTGATTATCATGATACAAATGCTGTCTTTGATTGGAGTAGCCGTCCTGCATCTTCTAAGATAATTGCAATTCGAGGAAATCCAAAACTCAATAACATTGACAAGATGTTGCAAGACCAGGCAAATTGTGTAGTAGGATTTACTTCTGCTGATGATGCTTCTTATAAAAAAATAGAGGTATCAGGTACTCGTACCTCAGCATCGGATGCAGCATTAGCAACATTACAGCAGAAAGGCTATACTGTTACAATCACTCCTGCATAAGGATTCAATTATAACATAAGAAAGGAAACAAGATGAATAAGTTAACAAAAAAGTATAAGGTAGTACATGAGGGAACCAAGATGGTGTTCCCTCTCACAGAGGAAGGTGACAATGCTGAGGTATTCCCAGCAGTAGATGCCACCGCAGTAGAGTTTGACACATACTCAGAAGCCAAGGCTTACGTAGATGAGCATAACTTGGTGTATGAGGAACCAAAGTATGGGGAGTAAACCATACTGATAAAGAAGAAGGGAGTGTTGTTTAGCACTCCCTTTTCTTGTATTTACTCTTCAATTTTTCTGTTTCTATTTTAACTTAGGCAGTTCATCATCATCTACTGTACCAGGCAGTTTAATCACCAAGCATTTATTTTCTGATTTTTCCTTTAAGTAAGTATAGCTCATTCCAAGAATTATAAAATCAGAAATTAAAAGAAATATACCCATAATGATATAATCAGAAACTGGTGTTTTACTATAAATAGTAACCAAAGTGGCAAATGCAATATCAAAGATGATGCAAATAAGTATTCCTATAGAATAAACTTTAATTTTCTTCTTCATAAGTTTGAATGTTTAATTGGTGCAAAGATACAATAATTATTCAAGACTTACTCCTTTTATGGTGTTAAAAAATGTAACCTGCACCAACCCACCAAGCAAGTAGCAAGCCTCCTCCCCATACATATTTATCAAAAACTGTTCGGATATGTGCTGAACTACATGCAGCATTTCGTGGCTGAGGCTGTTCATATATTCAGCCTTTGAAGTAGCCCATCCAATAACAACTACCGATTTACGAACATCAACATTAGAATAGGTTATTCCTTTATTCGCTTCGCCTTCGAGCACGAGATTACAGGCATCTTCGAGAGGAATGCCGGCGCATCCCAAATCCCGAAGATACCTTCTAACCCTCATGGCATCCTTTGAGTGAACATCATACATCACATGTACCGTCCAGTCATACCTTTCCAAGTAAATCTCCTGCTCAGTCATACCTTATTATAAAACCTCTTCCCAAGGAATGCCCACACCATTAAATGATGTATCAGCATAAAACCTATTGAAAATGAAACCATCCTGCTGATCCTCATCATCCACGTAGTCCTTGATGAACTGAGCCATCTGCTTCTCCTCCGTGATGGACGAGCCGTAGAAATCAGCCAGGCACATGTGTGCGATGTAAACCGCATCATAACCCACATCATTCTCCAGCACGATATTGTTCTTCTTCAGAATGTCCTCAATATCATCCTTGCTCATCATACGAATAGGCTTACCATTCTTCCGCATCTGCTTGATTGCCCACTCACACATCTTCTTATTGAAGTGCCATCCATTGTAGCGAAGGTAAGCCTTCATTTCTTCCGGCTGATAATCGTAGGCATTCAATGATTGTCTGTATTTTGTTCCCATAATCTCAATCAATTTAAGAAAGGGGTATGCCCACTTTCGGGCACACCCCAAACTAGTTAGTAATCTTCTCCGTAATCACTTCTGTAATCACGTCCACGGTCCTCACGTTGGCGCATCTCGTCGTACTCCTCATGCTCTCGCATACCACTTCTGCCTCCACGACCTCTATAATCGGGCATGCGGTTGCGCTCGCCGTATCGGTCACGTCTGCCTTCACGCTTCATTTCGCCCAGGCAGTTCATCGCCTTATCCAAGTAGCGCAAGCCCTTCTCCACGTTCTCATACAAGCCATCAAACTTATCTTCTGTAATCTCAACCATTATCATAATTCTAAGATTTTAAAGTGAATAGTTAGGAGATTACTTGTTTGCAACCTGTTCGAGCAATCCCATCATTCTGTCGAGCTTTCCTTCCATGCCGGAAACCTTGCCTTCCAGCTTGTTGATTTTCTCAGCCTGTTCCTTCTCCTTGGCTATCTGGGGGTTGAGTTGCAGTAGCATTCCCTCACAAGATTTAACGACTCTCTCATGGTAATCTACGCTCTCCAGTATCGCCTTGGATTGTCTCAGCATTGCATCGACCTCAGCACTCATGGCTTCCTTGCTATCGCTTACCACCAGATTCTTGTCGTTCGCTATCTGTCCGTTAGCAGGCAGCTGCTTGAAATCCACCTCCTCGTCACCAAGCTTCACCTTAACGTCCACCACAGTCTCCATAGGTTGAGGGGTGAAGCCATTGTTGTAGGATGGGTATCTCGTCTGAGGGTTGCTAACCGAAACAACCTGACCGATCTTCAAGTTCGGGTTCTCGCCCTTGTCGAGCACATAGAATAAAGAATTTGTTCTTAAACCTTGAAACATAATGTAATCTCCTATTATCTATTCTGTTTGTTAAACAATACCCGTCATCAGCTGAAGGGTGTTAGTGTCTCTCTCAAACCAGAGCTGAACCACTCCAGTTCCCGGCACGTCTGCAACCGTCAATGGTTCGCCATTGAACTTACTCACAGCTTGTGTCGCTCCGTTTGTCTCGAAAAGGATAGGCAGCGTACCAGTCGTTCCAGTCGGGATAGCCTGTTTCAGATTTACGAAAATCGTTCCTCTGTAGTTGGCATTCACGAAGGCGTGGTTTTTAAAGGTGAACACCACATTGGCAGTATTCACCGCCACGCCTGTAGAAGCGATAGCCGCCGAACCGTTACGATTCACCCAGGTGTAAGGTCTTAACCATAACATAGCAGCCTCCTTTCTTTAACCCCAGAATCCTGCACCGTTAGCAGCATTCAAACCATACAGACCTGCCTGATAAGCAACGCAATTAGGCACCGCAGTGAAAGGGCTGTAAGGAGTAGTCACCGTCTCAGGCAACTTACACTTGATGCTAGCCACCTCGTTCTGCAAGCCAGCCAATACCGCATTGATAGGAGCCACCGCCTGACCCACAATCTGTGAAGTCATAGCAGAAGACTTGAAGGTACTGTTCTCCTCACGCAGCGAATCAATCTTGTTCTGCATCTCACGCATCTCAGCCTGCTTCTGACCGTCAACGATGGTCTGAGTGCTTTCCTTGATAGCGTTGTGCAAGTCGCAAGTCTGTCGCTGAGTCTCGTAAGCCACGTTAGCGAAGCCACGCTCCTGACCGGTAGCTACGTTGTTGATGGCATTCTGCAAGGTTCCAGTCTGCTGACAGATAGCCAGACGGTTCTCGCAGCAGCAGTTCGCAATCTGCTGAGCAATCTGCATATTACCCTGCTGCAAAGCATTGATGGTCTGCATACCGCTCATACCAACCTGATTACCTACGCTCTGAACCTGAGAAGTCAAGGCAGAAATAGCATTCTGAATCTGACCTTCAGTACAGTTGAGCTGAGTAGCGAGATTACTGAGAGCGTTACGATTACCGCCGATGGCATCCATCAAGAGGCTACGACCGTAGTCATTGTTAATCTCGTTAGCGATACCGCCACGACCGTTGCCGCCGAAGCCGCCCCAGCCATTGCCACCCCAACCCATAAGGAAGAAGAGGAAGATAACCCACATGAACCAGCCGCCTTCACCGCACATTCCGTTATTACCCTTCATGGCGAGAAGCACATTTGGATCCACACCCTGCTTCTGGAGCAGAGGAGCAAGAAGTCCAAGCATTCCGTTTGAACCTCCGTTTTGGTTTTCACCAAAGATGTATGTCTTAGATTCTGACATAATAAATGATAGATTAATCGTTTCGTTCACTATTGAACTTGGTGCAAAGTTACGAAGAAAGCATGGAGCTGCCTAACTATGCTCAAAATAAATTTTAGGCAAGTTAAGCCCCAGTTCCTCAGCATTTTATGCTGAGTCATTCCCTGCTCATTTATTTAGCAAAAGTCTAAACTGTACAGAAATCGACCTCAACCCGATACAACCTATCAATATTTTCACTACTTTTGCAGGAAAATAACGCTTTAACAATTACGATTATGAAGAAATTAGTAGTATTGCTTTTCGTTATATCCTTAACATCTTGCGGATACAAGAAAAGTGTAGGAGGCAAAGTATATATTCAATATGTAGGTTCAAATGGTCCAAGAATAACGGTTGCTCATTCAAGACCAGATTGTCCTGATATTGATTCGTATAGAGAAGCATCATTAAAGGATTGTTATGCTATGACCGTTTGTGCTAAATGCGTAAAAGAGGAGGATGCACATAAAATATTAAAGGAGTGAGCCAAGTGCCCACTCCTCATTATATTATTCCAGCCTATCCAGCTCATCCACCGCTTCCATCATGATCCTGTCAATATTCTGATTAGCGAAGTTGATGCTCTCGGTATCGCTAGCCTTGTCCCTCATCTTCTTCCATCGCTTCATCTGTTTCTCTGCCAGTTCAATTACTCTTACCTTGGCAGCATCCTTGGAGTTTTGGAAGTGGAAATACTCACCTATATTCGTGATTCTCTTATCCAGCGGAACGTTCTTCGATTTCAGGCGGTCCACGTTCGCCATAGTCTTCTCCATTTCGTCCTTGTAGTTATACCACTTGCTCTTGGTTCTCTGCAAGCTGCTCTGCTCGTTTGGTGTATAGAGAAGAGAGCGAAGGAAAGGAATATCCTTGGTTTCCGTGTCGCTTCCGTGCTTAATAACACCGATAGCTCGCTCTGTAAAGGTAGCAGCGCCACCACCTATACCACCGATGTAATGATTCAGCATACTAGGGTTCGTCACCATATCCAGGAAACTGTTACCCAGCATATCCTCATTACCCTTGGCTACATCGTTGGTCTGGGCATTCACCCATTTATTCACAGCCATATATCCGTCAGGAACACCCTTGTAGGCTCTCTGCCAAGCAGGGGAATTTTCATTCCAGTCACCACGTCTTTCAATCGGCGCACCCTTCCAGTCGGTATTTAACTCCCATTCCACGAAAGGAGATAGGGCAGAAGGAGAGATAGCTTTGATCGTCTCGTTCAAAGGTTCCTTGCCAGCCGAAGAGTTGCCGAGATAGTCCATCACCGGCACAAGCTGCGACATACAGCCTACGGCATCCAAGGCAGGATTCTTCTGTCCGCTCACGTTTGGCGAGAAGGTCAATCCTGCCGCCAAGTCGCCCAGACCATAGAAAGCTCTCAACTCAATGGCAAGCGGAATCGTCACGAACTCGCCACCGCCCTTGTAGATGCAGAGATTGTTTCTTCTTACGTAGTCTGGCAACTCGCCGTATGGGTCCTTCACTCCCTTTCTGTCCTTCTCGTCCTCACTCGCAATCAGCACATTATTACCAAGTGCAGCCAACGCACCGAGAGCAAAAGGAATGGCAAGCATGTTGATAGAAGTACCCACAGGATGATTCTTCAAGTTCTTCACCAGCAGATTGGTACTCTGAATACCGGCATTAAAGAACATAGAACAATGTCTGAGATAGCTAGCCGTAAATCCGTAAGCCCATCTTGCAGCCGCCTTGCCGCCAGTCATTTCTCCGTTCTTGAAACTCTTGATGGCATCACCGCTACCATGGCGGTTGAAGTTGGTAGATACCTCCTTCGCATCATAGACCGAACGGATGATAGAACGGTTGCTGTCTCGACTCGCACAGTAGGTAGCAAATCGGGCGATATTCTCAGCCACCTCGTTGATGTTCGCCAGATTTCCGAAGAAGAAGTCACGAAGGGCTGCACCGCCCTTGTCGATCTTACTTCTTTCGCTCTTCACGTCCTTCTTATACTCCTTGGTCCAGTCCTGCATATTCTTGATCTGAACCCAACCGGTTTCGCCGCCGTTCTCCATGAACTCCTTGAAATATCGCTGAACCTTGTCGCTCATATCAAGTGTCCCGTTACGATACTTGGCAAACAAGCCCAAGCCTGTTGTTCCGCTCAAATCCTTGAAGCTGATATTTGATGCACCCTTATACAAGCCCAACTGCGCATAGTACTTCGCCCAGAGCGCACCATATCTAGCGCCTTCCTTGGAAGTAACGTTGCTCGATGCAAACTCCGCATCACGCATGATGTTTCGCATCACGAACTCAGGGTTGTAAGATGTACACAACTGCGCCATCATTCTTGAGATAGAACTCAATGGTTTCATGATACCCTTGGCACCCGAGTTCTCCAGCAACCCATTCAGTGCCTGTGCTGCTCTAGGATTTCCGTTGATAATAAAGGTATGGGTCCTTCCGGCAATCTTCACATCTACGATATGCTGCGATTTATTCTCTGCTCTCTGGAACTTATAGCCAATCTTGTCTCTGCGATACACCTTGTATGCCAAGCCCTGCGATTCCTTCATCTTCATATCCTTGTTGAAGTCTGAAACAATCTGGTTGATTTCGTCAGCTGTAGCGCCCTCTGGAATATCAGGGTAGCGCTCATAGACGATGTTCACCACTGGGTCCTTCTCATACCATACGCTTGTTTCGGTAATCAGATTGTTGCCCGAATTATTTCGCGCGAATCTTGCGAAAGCCTGACGGATAGCATTCATACCGCCGTTCTTGATGGCTCTGTTACCAATCGCACCAATCTGCGCCAGCACATTCGTCTCACTCAGATACTTGTGTCCTCTCGCTCTCATAATGGTGCTTCCGATATAGCTCTTCGGGTCACCAAGCTCGGTAATGTAGCCGTATGTATCTTCCGCCGTAGCCTCATCATACTTTCTCAAAGGCACATACCAGTTGAACATATTAGATACATGACCGTGCAATTCCTTGCTGATGATGCCGTTCTTGTAGTCGCTGTCAATCGAATACTGGGTAGCAGCCTTCACCTTATCCCAATAGTCCTTCACGGCTCCCTTCTTGATACTCTCCATCTTAGCTTCCGAATCCATCACGCTCTGGATAGCCTCTGCGTCATCGTATGGGTCAGAAGATTTTGCCACTTCCTGAATGGCGTGCATACCCGAATAGTCGTGCTCGCCAGCCTCGAAGTCAGCATCAAAGTGGTTTCTGATACTCTCGTCCAACTGTCTGTAGTACTCCTTCAGGTCGATGTTGCCAGCCTTCAACTCGTTGTCAAGATACTCCTTGTCGCTATAATAACTGTTTTCCAGGAAGTCAGCATCCTGCTTCTTCTGCTCGTCCATCCTCATCTTTTTAAGGAAGTCACGAACAAAGAACTCTCTGTTTCTCTCCAAGCCGTGCTTGGTAATCATATAGAGATTGAAGTTTCTGATTTTCTCATCATCCTTCTTGCCATCGAAGGCATCCAGTACGTCAGCCATCGCCTTATCCAGAGGCTTCATCACGTTGCGCTCAAACATCTGAGCCGCATTGCTCATCGCACCCTGCATGGTGTTCTGCAACATATAAGGATTCTCAGAAGAGGCAATATCCTCAATCTTCTTGTCGGGCACAATCGCATTCATCAGCTTCTTCAAGGAAAGCATATTGTCCATATAGCTCTCGGTGAACATATAGCCGTGCTCGTCCAGCGAGCGGTGGTATCTGTCAAGTGCCGTGCCAGCAGATGGGGTAGTGCGGAAGTGAATCTGTCCGTCTGTAGCCTCATCCCACTCGCTCTTGGTAAGGCTTTCCATACTGCGAACCTTGCCATCGTTGCCGTAGAACATACCATCGTGAGCCACAACAGCAGGCATACGCTCATGGTCGAGACGGTATTTCACCGCCTCGGCTCTCATCTTCCAATAAGGATCATTCGGATTCTTCTGCAAGTTCTTGCTCAACCAGAGCAAGTACTTCACATCTTTAGTATTAGGAGCAACACGATAACCGATTTCGTGAAGGAAATCAGATACCTTATTCTTGATACCATTCCAGAAACCAGCTTCACCCTTGCCATCCTCGGCGAGTCGGGCGATACCTTCCTCGATGGCATCGTAGATATTCAGAGGATTGTACTTTCTCTCCTCATCCACCAGCTTCTTCAAAGCCGCATTCTCAGGCTTATCCAAGTCATACAATACATCACGAAGGAACTTGTCGAATCGTTCATCACCAAACAACTCTCTCATTCCCTTGTGTCCTACTACCTCATGCCAGATGGTCTTCTCGGCAGTATATCTATCGTGGATATTTGGCATGTAAAGATGCACCTCGCCAGTCTTCTCATCATACCAGCCAGTTATCTTTCTGTCTTCCTCAATAGCATCCTTCGCCGCCTTGTTGGTGATTTCATCAACCGATGAAACCATCTTCACCTTGCCGCCAGTCTTCTCTGAGAGTTGTGTGATATGGGAAGACACAGGAATGCTAGCCTTGCTGTTGACAATCTTGTTATTCAATTCTGCTCCCTTTTGGAATACGCCATAATCAAGATTCCTGATTACATTCTCTAAAGCTTTGTCCAGTCTGTCAAGCGCACTAACCTTTGGAGGGAAGCCAAGCATATCTCTAACGGTAGCAACGATTTTTCTGAACCATCCCTTTGCGGCAGGAATCTGTGCTGCGATTCTTCTCCATGTAGGGTTTGCTAGCTCTGTTATCATTTCTGCAGGATTTGTAAGCGCATAAGGCTTTGCTCCCTCAAAATGTCTCTCAAAGTACGAGTTGATTTTATCGTACAGATCAACCACCTCTTTTGCCGCTTTCCTTTGGCTATCATTCAGTAAATCACCGTAACCTTTTCGATAAAGGTTGATGATGTCTGATGTTACAACGTGCAACATTTCGTGGCATATAGTTGATGCCAAGTTCTGCTTCTTGAATCCGATGGCGGACAAATAATCTGTATCAATCAGAATGAAATTTTCAGGATGGTTATAGTGACCTGTTACATTTTTTCGTATATCAACTCCATGTTTCAGCTTAGTACCGAGAACTTCTACTAACCCTCTAATACGCTCAAAGATCTTTTGAACTTCCTTATCACTGTTGTTATCATTGAATATCCTTTCTGCCAAATCCTGGCTAGCCCAGTCTCCTTCTTCAAGACCGTATTTGTGCCGGAAGTCGTTGAAGCGTTCGATAAGATATTCTCTAGCTCTTTCAGCCGCTGCTTTGTCCATTGCAACTCGTTTGTACTCATCGAGTGCTTCGAGCATTCTAAGTGAGCTTTCAGACGTGCTATTTCCAGTTCCGTTTCGACCAACTTTTCCTTCATCCTTTCCTGTTCCAGCCAACTTTCTGGAAATTCGTCCACTATCCCCTTTTGAAGCTCCATCCATTCCTCTCGAGTCATTTCCTTCGGTTGCTTCGGACAGACTCTTTCCTTCCTTGACTCTTCTTTCAATGTCCCAGATGTTGTCTCTTTGCTTGATTCCATACTTCTTTTCAATATCTTTAAGTTTGTTATCAAGAGAATCAATGATTGATTTCAGACCATCATATTTCTTGGTTTTATTTCCTTCTCTGTCCATGTCGAAAGTGTCAACATATTGTGTGCCTGCAAACTTATTTGCCATCAATTCTGCATATCTCTTTACGTTTGGACGGTCGGAAATGCTACCATAAAGTCTTTCAACCTCTGCATCGAATCTCTTTTCAATCTGCGAAGATACATCTTTATCTACATCTTCGGGAATGATTCTACTATTCTTAACATCTTTTGTATCTGTTTTAGAATACTGCAAGCCTCGGTCCTCACGGAAGTGGGTACCTTCATCCTCAGAAGTATTGCGCTCCTCCTGTACCTTTACGCCCATCTTAGACAAGCGGTCCAGTACTGGCTTCAACTGCTCAGGCTTGAACTCGGCAAGCATATTGTTACCTCTTGTCTCGAAGTTATTGCCATTAACCAGTTTCAGCAAGTCATTATCCAAGAAGTACTTGCCACCCTTTGCCTTGCTCTTCGGCACACGAAGTTCGTAGAAGTTGCCACGATTGTTGTCTATGCGCTTCACCTTTACTTCACCATCCGATGAAGTAACCTCGTCAATACCGCCGTGCCATGATGAAAGTTCAAACTTATCAGCCACGCTGTTGATAGGTGCGTCTGTAGTCAAGCCCTTAGGGTCGAATCTATCTGGCATCAAGATACCAGTCTTCACCTCGCCAGTATCAGTTGTATATTTCACCAACTGACCGCCCAAGCCCTGGTCCTTACTGTCAACCAAAGCCTGCATCAGATTACCGGTCACGATATAGCCATTCTTGCGGCTCTCGTTGCTAGTCAGTCTATCCCAGTTATCAAACTTTTGATTCAATACTCTGAGATGACTGTCTCCCATGCCAGCAGCCTGCTTAGTCATGTTATCAATGGCACTGATAACATCTGCCTTGTTGTCACCTGCACCAACCTTGCCAGCGATAGGGAAGGTAATCTTTCTTCTGCCATCCAAGGTTGCAAAGGAAACAGAAGAGGCGTTAGGCGAGAAGTTATCCGTAATCTTAATATCAACGAGCCTTCCGTAACTGTTGCCGAATCCGCTCAGTTCGTTAGGATTGTTCATATCTGCAGGCAGAACGAAAGCGCTGTTAGTATCGAAGGTGTCAAGCACACGGTCAAACATTTCAGCCTTGGCTTTCAGATTCTTCACCACATCGTTCAGCTTATCTTTCTCCTGCTTGTAGATGTTGTCATACTGATAGCCAGCCATCTTCTCAATCTGCTCATCGCTCATGCCCGAATCCTTCTGACCCTTCTTAGCATCCTTGATATACTTCTCCTTAGCCTTGGTTGCAACCTTCACCGCACGCTCCTCATACCTCTGAGTCTCGTCCGCAATCTTCTGGTCGAAGTACTCCTTCACGGCAGTCTTCTTCTCGGTCTTGTACTCCTCCCAAGTCTTACCGCCAGTCAAGCCTTCCTGCGAAGCTTTTACCTCAGCAGCCTTCATAGGTTTCTTCAAGATAGCCATGTTCACCTTTTCTATATAGGTATTGTCGGCAAAGGCATTATCGCCGCCTGGCTCTGCGCCCTGCTTCCATACTTCCTTGCGGATAGTCTTAGCCTTCAATGGCAGCTCGGTAATCTCCAGGTCGTTCTCACCCATTTCGTTGAGTCGCTGAATCTCGTTGGCGTAAAGCTCACCAATCTCCTGCAACATCTTCTCCTGCTCGCTTACTCTCAGCAAAGCCATACGTCCCAGCAACTTGCTTGCATCGGCACCAGCCTCGCCATCACCGACACCACCGCCCTCGGCTACAAGTCTCTGTGGGTCGATGCGTGACAAATCTTCTCCAAGGCTCTTTTCCCATCCGAATGGGTCTGCCATGCGAGCATAAAGGTCAAGATGCTCAGCCATATATTCCTTAACCACCTTATCACCATACTTGTTGGTAATATCGGCAACTTCCATTTCGTTGAACTTGCTCTTCTGCGAAGAAGTAGTATTGGCATCAAGCGACTTCAACTTAGCCTTGAACATCATCAGCAGTCGCTGCTCGGCAGGAATCAGGGAAACCACATACTCGTAAGCACCTCTTAATACCTGTCCTGTTCGGTCGATACGACCACGCATCTGAACCTCATCATTCACGTCAAGCTGCTGCTGTGCCACAATCATCACACGTTTCTTCTGATCCTTATACTTGCTCGAAGCATGCAGAGAGATACCAGTGGCAGCACTCTTGTTCAGAATAAGCGCATCAATCTTGCCGTCATTAAAATCACGTGCGAGTTTCTTCTTGTCTGTGTCTGCACGCTTCACCTTGGTAACAGTTCCGTTCTCGTTATACACGAACTCCGTCTGTCTTCCGGTCAACTCTCCAACCTTATAGCCTGCCTTCTGCAACTCGTTCTTGATAACATCAATAGGGGAGAGAGAAAGACCTGTACTAGTCTGCTCAATCTTCTTCTCCAGTTCGTGATAAGCCTCAATAGCCTCATCACCCAAGTCTTCAAGCTTGATGTAGCCGCTTTCGCTATTGTCCTTGGCATCCTTCTGAGTGTAGCGAAGAGTACCCTCCAGACCCTTCTTCAAGGATGTACCCAAGTCTGGTGCGTCCATTTCCTCACCAAGTGCAAGATTGCCTGTCTGCGATTCATTGGTGTTGTTCAAGGCAATCACAGGCTTCATGCCCTGCTTCAAGTAGTCGATGGCACGCTCTGCTGCAGATTTGGCTTTCAACGAGAGAAGAACCTGCTGAACGGTATTGAACGCCTTGCTTGCGAAAGGCTGATTCTTGATACCCAGGGCAGCAGTGCCCTTCTTGATACCGATAGTAGATTGAATCTCTGCCAGCTCCTCGTTGCGCTTGTCAACGTAACCCGAAACATATTTCTTTTGGAAATTGATAATATCATTAAACAAGCCGATGATACTATCATACTGCTCTCGCTGCTCCTGTACTCTCTCAGGATCATCAATCGCCTTCCAGTCGATGGTTACGCCGGTCATATCTCGCTCACGGCGAATCATCTGACCGCATTGTGTCAATGTCTGGCTCATAATCTCCTGCAAGGTAGCACCGCCACGCTTCACCGCATCAATCAAGTCGGATGCTTTCATACCGCCCTCGTTCATGGCAGTACGCAAAGCGTAGATAGGCATATTGTCTGGTCGCTTGGCAAAGGTAGCAGAGAAGAAGGTAACATTCTTTGCCTTCTGAATAATGTGCTGGAAATAGTTTCCCTGACCGCTATTGCCACCAGCCGTGTGGCTTTCGTCAAGAATAAGATAGGCGTTACCCATCAGTTTCTCGATGGCATCACGTCTTCTTTGTCCGCTGAGAGCGGCAGCGCCGAATGATTTACCCTTTGCAAGCTTTCTCTCCTTGCGGTTGCCGTCCTCATCAAACTCATATACACCATTGCTTACTTGGCTGTAAGTAGTCAATACATAGTCATATTCGTCTGGCAGTTTGCCGTTCTTTTCGATGTAGTCAAGTACTCGCTTCACCTCACTCTTCGATGGCAGGGCGAATACTACGTTTCCGTCTGAGTCGGTAATGGCAGCTTCCTTGGCACTACCGAATACAAATGGTCTCAGTTCTGGGCTACCAATATCCACCAAGTCACGATATACATCGCTCAGCAATCCTGCGGTCTTGGTGAAATACACTGGCACCTGACCCTGCTTCTTGGCATATCTGATAAGCGAAGCAGCCTGTCTTCCCTTACCGATACCGGTCATGTCGCCGATGATGAAGGCGTTGCCCTTCTTTGCCTGCTGCAAGGCAAGAGCTACTGAGTCAACCTGCTCTGCTGCAAGGTGAGAATACAAATCATCCTTATCATTATAGCCAAGTTCATCAACCAGGAACTGGTCGGCATCGCCCAGCTTTTCAAGGTTCTTGTTTACCGCTTCCTGCTGATCGGCAGGCATCACGGCTTTCAGAGTGAAAGGGTTTCCACTCTTTGGGGTATAGGTAACTTTCTCTGTGCTTAGTCCACGTACGGATTTGTCCACCCGCTGTAATTGTCCCCGTGGTCCGCTTCCGCTCCCGGACTCGGAAGTTCCATCAACATTTGACTGAGCGTTAGACTGTCCATTTCCTCCTGATTCCAATACTCGTCCTTCGGAATTGGAGTTATTTCCTGCCCCCTCGCTCTGAGAAGGCTCTGTCCCTGTTCCGTCTGTTCCAGTATCTCCACCAGAAAGTCTTCCATCTTCTCTTGACTCGGTTCCTCGTTGATTTTCCAAGTCATCATGGGTTCCTGATACGGAAGATGCGTCAGATACGTCAGACTCTCGCTTACCATCTGGTTCGCTTCCTCTTCGTTCTCCTGTTCGTACTCCCTCTTTAGGAGCACCAGCAGCGCCTTGTTGATCAAGTTCTGGTTGAGCACTTCTTGTTTCTTCTCCGATGGAAGAATCCATCCGTTCACCTCGTAGTATATCATCTTCAATTCGTTTATAAAGTTCGTCATAATCTTTCACGGTCTCAGCTCTAGCTTTATCCTTCACTGGTGGAAAGGCATTCTCGTTCAAGCGTCTTCCGTTTATCAAAATCATACGTGTAGGGTAGCTGGTTCCCTGCTTGGCGTAGAGACTGCCATCCACATTAATCACGTCCTCCACATTATAGTGGCTATAGAGATAACCAAGGAAAGCCTTGTCTTTTGGTTTCAGACTTCCGTTCTTGGCGTATTCCGTGTTACCACCAATAATGATAGCAGCACGTCCATCACCCTTCATGCTGTCTAAGGCATTGATAGCCATCTGTCCTTCCAGAGAAGAAATCTTGTAGCCATCATAGTCTCTTTGTGTTGCACTACCGAATGGTGGATTGGTAATAACAATATCAACTGGCTTTACGTTGAATGGCTGGGTTCCGTCCTGACTGGTCACTTTTCCGAAGCCCTGTCTGTTCAGATTCAGCAATCTCGTATCGTCAATATCGTTCACATGCACTTTATCCATCGGAAGACCGATAGTAAGCATACCGTTGCCGGCACTTGGCTCCAGAGCACTCTCAATCACCTTACCGTTACCCTTCACATACATATCCGCAAGGAAAGCATAAGGGGCAGGGGTAGAATACTGCTGCTTCATCACTCGCTCTGAATCACGCTGGTTGAGGCTAGGCTGATTCTCATAGAGTGCCTTGATGCGTTTGAATTTCTCGGCATTATTGGTTGATTCAGAAGAAGCGATACCTCTTGCCCGCTTAACAATGGCTGTTTCAGCAAGCTCCTGAAGGTCCGTGTCCTTAATATCCTTCAAGCCAAGTCTCTCAGCAATCTTTCTCAGCTCAACAATACCGTTAAACTTATCCCCGAAAGCCAACTTTACGCTCACGGCATCAACAAAATTCTTCTCTGCCTGCTTTCTCTGCTCGGCATTCTTGGAGTCACCCACCAGATTCTCCTGATGCTTAGGCGAAGTCTTCTCGTAGTAGTCAGCCCATTCCTTCAAGCTCATGCGCTGCTCGCCGTCACGATAGCGGATATTCATCATCTGCTCATAGATAGCATCCACGTCTTCCTTCTTGAAAACCTTGGCAGCAGGCGCAAACTCCTTGCGCATTTCCTTCACCACGTCTTCAAGATTGTGCATACCTCTCTTGATTCTCAGGTAAGCATTCTCTGCCATGGCGCTCACCAGCTTAGGCAACACTTCCAGCTGTCTAGAGTTAAGACCGATGAACGAAGCAGATATTTCATCCTTGCCGGCATTCTTGAGCATATCCCAAAGGTCATTAACCTTCTTGTTGGAAGCTTCTACTGCTGCATCGTCAGCCGCCTGCTGAGGCTTCTTTTCAGTCTCTGCCTTAGTCTTCTTCTCCTTTTCGAAAGCTTCTGCAGCATTCTTGAAAGCTTCCATCGGGTCAGCGGATGGTTCAGCTTTAGGAGTCTCAACCTTTGGTTCAGCCTTCAATCCCTTGCGTTTAGCATAGATGCTTTCGTAGATAGCTCGGTGCAAATCGTCTGTCACGTCTCCGTTCAGATAGTCAAGAGCCATATCCTTGGATAAATCGTCCACGTCTGCCTTCATAATCTCATCCTCGGTCAAAGGATGCTCCTTCTTGAACTCTGCTGCAGCTGCCTCAATCGGGTTAAACTGAGGGTCTGGGTTCTCTTCCTTTGGAAGGAGTGGGAGAGGACCTTCTTCATTCTTGCTGTCAATATACTCAGTAACCTCATTCAGGTCACCAAACTTCTTGCCAGCATACTCATAGTAAGACCCAGTGTATTCGCCCTTATCGTTAGGCTCGTCAACCTTGATAACCTCCTTGTCTCCATCAATCAGAATCTTCTGCTTCATGATAGGACCATTCTTTGATGGAGTCTCGGTTTCCTCGTCCGTCACTTCAATACGACTTTCGAGTTCCTTGTTTTCTAAGTCGTCAGCCTCTTCTACTCTTGGTCGCTCTGCTTCTGCTGGTTCATTTCCTCCTGATGCTTCTTGTTGAGGTTCTTCATTGCCTGAAACATCATTGCCTCTTTCAATTTCTGAATGTCCTGTTCCATAATCTTGCCATTTTTTAAAGTTCAAATACTCGTAAACTAACTCTTCCTTGGTAGGAGTAGCCTCAAAGATACTGCCCTCGCCAGTGTTTCTGGATGCAGCGATACGGTTGTATTCGTCAAGCAATTCTCTGAAATCAGAAACCTTGCCCTCCAAGGCTAAAGCCATCATCTGAGAGATAGAAGGGTAGCGCTTAGCCGCATCCTCACCGAACATGTCTGATGTTCTCAGCAACGTATCAACCTTATTGCCGCCCTGTCTTGCCTCATAGAGCAACTGGATAGCCTGATCAATCTCATCACGAAGAGAGAACTCGCCCAACTTCATGTTGTCCATTACCGAGCGGATAGCGTTGATAGCCTTATTCTTCACCGTAGAGTCGATGCCCAGCATTCTGATAGTCTCAGGCTTGAAGATGGAACCCAGAAGAAGGTTCTTCACATACTCCCTGCCTTGTGCAGAAAGTCGCTCAGGGCTATCCATCATCTGTGCCACCTCGTTCTGTCCGATGATGCCTTTATCTACTAACGTCTTCACCAAGTCATTTATTGCCTTGGAATTGTTAAAGAATGCATCAAGAGAACCATTTCCTTCAATCTCGGCAACAATAGCGCCTACTTCATCAGATGTCAAGGTTTTAGCCTTGGCGACCGCCTGTTCGGTATTACTCTGAGTCTTCTTCTCGTTTCGGTTGAACTTAGCAAAGGTAGCTGCATCGTATGGCAATCTCTCATCCGTCACCATTACCAGACGAGGATGCTCGATTCCACTCTGCTCAATCTGCTCTCTTGTGAAGCCGAAGTTCTCGGCATTCTCCAGAAGGTCGTTGATGTATTCGCCATCCGTGCCTTCCTTTGCCGCCTTCTGTCCTGCCATCGTTCTGCCATTGCCATCATATACAATACCCTCGTCAGATACCACTGGCACCTGCTCGATAGCCATACCGTTATACTTTCGGGCAATCTGGTCCGTATTCTGTTGAGCCGCCTTGTCGTGCTCATAGTCACGGTCATTCACGGTTCTGCCCTCAGCATCGGTAGGGAATCCCTCAGTTTTTTTGTAGCCATTGTTCACATCGTGAGAAGGTGTAAGACTTTCAGCCGGAACAATCTCATAGTGTCCTCTGATCTTGGTCTCGCCGTCTGCCAGCATACGTGTGCGCTTGTTGCCTACAAGTCTAGGTGCATTCACAAACTTCTGTGCAGCCACGCTACCAGCTTCATGTGCGCCCTCAGTCTGTTCTGTCTTACCCACGGTCTCCGCAACCTTCTTGGCGGTCATAGCCTTCTTGATATTCTGAGCGTGGTCCAACTGCTTCTTGGCAGCTTCAATAGTCTGGTTCTTCAAAGCCTCCTGCTCCATGATGTCGTTAGGTTCGGCGGTATAGTCCACCTTCATCTTCTCGGCATCCTTCAAAGCCTTCTCTGCCTTCTGAATCTGTCCATCCACCACCTTCTCGGCATTCTCGCCGAAGTCTTCGGTAAGAATCTCTGCACTCTGCTCAGGAGTCATTTTCCCATAGTCTGGCGTAGGTCTTCCCTTGCTGTCCTCAGTCATAGGAACATCGGAACCATCTGCAAACTTTCTGCTAGGCTGAGGCTGCTCTTGTGGTACTAAGTCCTCATTTGTGGTATTATCTTTGCCCGATGTGGTATCAACTTTTGTTAAATCACCCTCTTTTGTGGTACTATCTTCTGATTTTGTGGTATCATCTTGTGGTGACTCCTGTTTCTGCTGAGGCTTGGCTGCATCCTGCATCGCCTGTTCCTGTGCCGCCTGATTATAAGGCTCAGAGTTCTTTACCTGCAATCTCTGGCGATACTCAGCAGCAAACTGGTCGATAGGCTGATTCTGGAACAGAGTAACCTCATCTGCCTTCACATAGACCATTTCCTTGGTGTTAGGGTCGAAGCAGACAAGCATATCACCGCTGCCTTCCTTGGCTCTACCTGTAGTCTGGTAGAAGGCAACATCACCCGAACCAACAAGAAGTGTTCTTCCGTTGCTGTCTTGCACGTACAAAGCTTGCTTGCCATTCATCGCCTGACCGTTCAATGTTCCGTGATAGCTCCAATCAGAAACAAAGCTCTTCACGTTTTCCTCGATGGCATCAGCAGTAGCCTGCTGCATACCCTGCACTCTAGCGTTCGCATTGATATATTGGGCAAGTGGGGTCAACTCTTCTTGGGTCAATCCATTCTGAATGAGTGCATCGTAAATCTGTGCCGGTGTCAAGCCCTGCTGGTGCAACTTCTCGAATGTCTGCTTGAAAACATCGTTGCTCTCCATCGCTTCATCAACCGCCTGCTCGGCGTTGCGAAGGTTGCGCAATTCATCAACCACGACACCGCCATCAGGGTTGTCTGTACCCAGCTTATTCTCCTCGGCTACCGTCTTACCTTGGCTGGCAGACTGGTCTGCGTGTGGCTTTCCGCTAGGGAAAAGCTCATCTTCGAGTGCTCTCTTTACACGATAAAAGATTTTATTTTCCAGGTCGGTACGCTTCATTGGGTCCTTTTGCATGATTTTGTCAATATCAACAATCATCTGTCCTTTATCGTTGATAATCTCCTTCATTGCGTTCAAGAAACCACCTGCAACCTCTGTGCTTCCTGCTTTTAGATAGCCATACAATCCGTTCTTATCCACGTACTTCTCCCAGTCAAGATAGAGCGCACTTTTCGGGTTGCGCAAGTCATTAATCAACTGAGCATTCTTCGGATCTGTAATATCCTTGTTCTCATCATATCCGTTTTTCTTAAGGAATCCAAATGCCAGACTGGTAACTGCTCCTTCTTCATCAGTCAGCTGCATATCCTTCATCTTGGAATATCCAATCAGCGACATCATATCGTCATTATCACGATAAAGCTTCTGCTTGTAAAGGATGGCTCTGCGCTCATCGGCATTCTTATAAGAGGTACGTGTAAGAAGCGTATTGTTCTTGGTGTATTCAAGAATCTGCTTATTCTTCACATCGTTCACGCTGCGGTAGCTTCTGCCTCTTGTGGTATTGAACAGTCCCATCGCTGCGTTCACCTTCTCCTTGGTACTCTGAGAAACATCAGGATCATTCATGAAATCCGTGTATGCTGTCTTATACTTCGGGTCTCTTGGTGCGGTTTTTGATGCACGGTCCACATTCACGAAAGCATCCATCAGATTCTTTCCCGATGCAGAAGAAATCAATTCATTCTTCTCGTCAGGAGTCAGACGAATATCCACGGCAATAGGGGAGCCGTTGGCATTCTTGCCAATCACGAAATTACCACCGCTGTTATGGGTAAGATGATGCAGGATATTGCCCATCTTCACGAAGTTGCTAGGCTCTCCAGCCTTGAAAGCGCCAACCATCACAACATCTTCCAGCCAAGTGCCGAATGAAATATCCTTATCGCCGGTCACGTTGTCTGCAACCATCATGGTTCCAGCCTCAACGCCGAGACCAGCAGCCGTAGCACCAAATTTCTGTGCGCCGTGAAGCAATCGCTCTCCAGTGCTCTTTTCCATTCCGGTGATTCCGAACTTGGAAACCCAAGGAGACATCACCGCACCCGATACGCCGAACATAGCGCCAGTAACCGCACCGTGTTCTGCACCTTTCAGACCTGCCTCTCCGATAGCCTGCAAAGAAGTATCATCGCCTGTAGAAGACTGACTCAATGCGGCTGTAACGCCCGAATATCCTGCAAGATTCAGCGAACTAGTTGCCGTTCTAGTGCCCAATCCCGACATGATCTTCTGTGCCGTAGTCATATTGGCAACCTTGAAAGCCATCTGCTGTGCGGTAAGTTTCTGAGCTGCCTTCATCACGCCAGCCTTCACCAGTCCGTTTGTCAGAACTCGGGTTCCTGCATTCACGGCAGCACTCGCACCTGCACCGATTACGGCGAGCGGACCAGAGTCAGCAGCCATATTGACGGCTGTAGAAGCGAATCTCGTACCGATTCCCGAGCGGTAGGTCTCATCCTTATGCCCTGCCACCTTCTGAATCTCCGCATCACCATCAGCGATAGCGATACCTTCCTGCAATCTCTGTCTGGTATCTCTCGACATCACGGAAGGAGCCAGTACCATACCGATGATGGAGTTGCTGAGATTCTTGGCGATATAGTCAAGCGCACCGTGAGGCATGATTTCCTCCTGATTTCGCATTGCCAGAGCCTTCTGAGCATAGTTCATAATCTCTGGAGTCACGTACTTGTCAACATATTCCTCCACACCCATATTCAATCTTTCGGCACTCTCGGCAATATGGCGCTGCATTCCCTTCTGCGAATAAATCTCGCCGATTTTCTTGCTGAGATTGTTCATCAGAACGTTCTGACGGTTCACCTGTTCCTGCGTCTGGGCATCACGGAAAGCCTGTTCCTTTACCGATTGAGGCGCATAGATGCCGCCCATCCTATCGAGATTCTGCTGATACTGCTGACGTGTCAACTCCTGCGCCTCATTCATGGAAGAATCAACCAGACTGAGGAGATCATTACCCAAAATACCTTCGGTCTGTCCGTCATTTCTTACGAACTTGTTGCCCTCAACCTCATACTGGGCAAGTGCTCTTGCATCGTCCTCTCTCTGCTGCTTGGCTCTAGCCTGTCTAGCCTCTGGAGTAGAAAGCTGCTGCATCGTCTCGTTGAAGTTCTTGGCAGTAGGGGTTATTCTGCTTCTACTGATAGGGGTAGCTCTCTGCTGTTCCTGACGTGCCGACTGCTCTTGTACTCTTTGCATGCGTGCGCGCGCATTGCTAGCCTGAGCCTGCTGCATCGGGTTCATCTGGTCGTTGCGCATGTGCATCAACTGCCAGTTCTGCATGTAGTCCGTACCAGAAGTAGTAGCCGTTCTAGGCTGCTGAGCTTTCTGCTGCCTTGACTTCTGGTACTGAGCTGCGACTTCCTGCGCTCTCTGCTTCATAGTCTGCTTCTTGACAGGCTGAACTGGCTTCTGCTGCTGAGGCTTCGGATTTACTGCGTGAAGTCCGAGTCGCTGCGCAAACTCCTCATACGAATTACTGGAAACAGCACCGTCTGCGTAAAGCGCATCATAGAGCAGCTTTCTGTTATGATAGCCCTGCTTGCCAGGCGCATACACGAACTGTCTGAAATGTTCTCTAGTTCCTGAAACTGCGCCATCGGCTTTCAAGGCGTTGTAAAGTTGGTCAAATTTATCTCCAGCCATATATTATATATTAATGTTTATAATCCAAGTTTCTTTGTATTCTTATAGCCATTCTTCGACTTGCCGGCAGGCTTCGGCTTGTTTCTTGCATTCTTGGCGGCATTCTGGGAAGCCGCTGCCTGACTGGTAACGGATGCACCCTTTCGTCTTGTGGTGGTCGTTGTTTCCTCGCCAGTCTTCGGATTGATGGTCTTTGTACTGGTAGAAGTGGAAGTCTCGCCCTGAGGAAGCTTGCCATACTCACGGTAGTACTCCTGTTCCCACATAGTCTTGTTAGGCTGATAGTGCATCTTGCCATTCTTATCCTCAAACCAGTATTTGGCTCCCGAACTGCCTCCGCTTCTTCCTGACCGTCCGCTTCCCTTATGGGTAGCGTTATACTGGGAAATGCTCAGTCTTCTGTTGGTCTGCTCGTCCTTTGCCCTGTCACGTCCCTGCTTGTACTCGAAGTCTCGCTGATCCTTCTCCTGCTTATACTTGGCGGCAGCTGCGTCCTTATCCTTTCGATAGTCGAACTTATCCTTGGCAAGCTGTGCATTATCGCCACGAAGCCCCATCAGGTACTCCTTATATACCTTGTCTGCCCTTGCAGCTGCACTCTTTAGATCAAGATTCGCCTGCTTGTAAGCCGCATCTGCATCAATGGCATCCTGCTTCTGTCTCTGAGCCTTTCTTGTCTGATACCACTGTTCCATCATGGAAGTAGGGTCGTTGAACACCTGCAAAGGCGCACCCTTGGAAGTATTCACGATGTTGCCCATGTGGCGGATGGCATCGGCGAATGCCGCAATACGCTCTCGGCTGGTGGTGATTCTGCGGTCATACTCATCAGGAGTCTCACCCTCACGCATACCCGGTCGGCTCTTGGGAATCAGCTTGCTTAGCCACCCGAAGAAACCGCCATCCCTCTGAGAAGGGTCTGCCTGGAACTCTGGAACCTGCTTGCTCTGTGCCGTCTGATAGCCACTTAAAGCGGAAGAAAGCGCATCATAGCTTGGCGTACCGTCCGCCTTCCATCCTGTAGGTGGCTGCTGCATTCCCTCGAAACTGGTCTGAGGCTGCTGAGTCTTCTCTGCTGCATCACCAAGATAGGGAGTCTGTGCGGAAGAAGCCGCTGTCTGTGCCTGCTGAGTCTGAACAGCAGGAGCTTCCAGCTTCCCACTAACGCCCCCATTCTGCTGAAACACGTTCATATTCATAGGCTGGGGAGCAACCGCCGGGGTCTGCCCGCTAGGAGCACCCTGCATAGTCTGGTTTCCCAATCCCATCACCTGATCATAATCGGGGTACTTAGCCCTCATCATATCATGTACAGCCTCTGGGTACCCATTAATGGAAACAGGTACCCTTTTCTGCTGCTGTGGATTCTGATTATTTACTGGCATTTCTTACTTCATTTTCTTTATTGCATCAATAAAATCCTTGCCGCATAACACAATTACACCAGAATTGTCACCGCCTTCCTCTGCAATATCAGCCCCAACCATCTGGTCGATAATGCCGTTTCCGTCCTTGCTTCCAATGCAACCGAGGTTACACGCCTTTGCGTTAAAGGAATTATAAGCTTTCTCTTTCAATTCATCGAGAGTGCTTTTCGCATATTTTGCTGCATAAGACTCAAAAACATCATTAATGGATTCTCTTGCGGCTCCCAAACACTTTGCTGTCATATCAACCATTACTGCAGTATTCTGCTTTTTTGCCTCAGCTAACTCCTTGCCCAAGTCTGCAATCATTTCGTCCTTTTCGGCAAGTTCGTTGTGACGATTCTTGTTGATAGACTTCAACTTATCATTCAACTCCTCGTTCTCCTTCATATACTTCTGGCTTACCTCGACCAGATTATTCTCACGAATCTTTGAAAGGCGAAGTTCCTCTGCAACGTCAGACAAAATAGCGTTCTTGTCATGGATGATGCCGTTCAGTTTAGCAATCTCCTTGCCCAATCTCTTGGTCTTCTGGCTTTCCTTAGTTAGCAAGTTATAAATCTCAATGAAATCATCTAACTGCGAAAGAGAGGCTTTCTTCATTAGCTCTTTATCCTTGGTAAGCTCTGCAATCTTCTTTCCCTGCTCATCCAACAAGGCATCGTTGAACTGGGAGGCTGATTCTGCAAGGGCAGGATTGCCTTCATCAAGAACATGTTTGTAGTAAAAATCAGCTTTTGGGGAGGCTGAACAGCAAATTATACGTTTCTTTTCCTCTGGCTGCTCTTCACCAGGACCAGGCATAGGTGCGCTGTTCTCTGCAAGTTCCAAGCTCAAACGAGCCTTGCGATCATCAAAGCGGCTGGACACCATACTGATGCTATAACCGGCAGAACAAACAACCTGCATGGCTTCACAAATTTCAGGAGACTCGTATGCAGTAAAAACGATAGTAGGACTACAAGGTCTGCCAACTTTCTCTAACTCAAAACCTTCTTTCTTCAATATCTTCTTTGCTTCTTCAAATGTCATATCTATATTATTTTAATATTTAATTTCATTAACACTTCTCGAAAAAAATTAGGGGTGGGGGAAATCGGAAAACCGAAATCCAAAATGAGGGGGTGGGGGGTGGCGGTATTTTTATTTATGTATTTATATACTATAATTGCGAACGGTGGTCAAAGGGGGTGGGGGTCTTGGGGTGCCCTCTATGCCTTGCCTGCCCTTGTCTCGCCAGTCGCTCACGCCTCACTCAGCCATCACCCTTGGGCTTCTACCCCTTCAACCTCTTCTTGGCTCCCGTGGCTAGGTCGAGAGGGTCATACTGCTGCCCCACCTCATTATATCCACCAGGGATAGGGTCTTTAGCGGCTCCCTTGCCGTACTGGGCTTCGTATGCAATAGCAGTTGGGTTCACTTTAGGGGTTTGTGTTACATTCTTGTTATCATTTACACTTGCTGAGCTGCCTAACTTGCTGTTATTCTGCGCTTTAGCTACTTCGAGTTCTGACCCCAATTGGTTCACACCGAAACCAACGAGGGCATTGGAAGCATTTTGGGCTGCATCGCTAGTAGCCTGCGCCTTCTGCTGCTCAATCTGCTGACGTTCCCTAGACAACTGCTGAGTGTTGGCAAGGTGAGCATCCTCGACGTGCTGCTTGCGTGAAGTGTCCTGCGCTGCGATATTGGCAATCGTGTCGCCCATCGCCTTGTTTGCGCTCTCCTTGGCTTGTGCCACGCTTGCGGCAGTTCCACCACCAACGGCAGCTGCGCCATCAGCCTTGCGAATATACTCATCCTGCACCTCCTGCGCCCTTCTCATAAGGTTCTGTCCTGCCTTCGTGTCGAGGTAGTCAGTATTGTAGTTCTTGTCGTACCAAGCCTTCTCAGCGTTCGTTCTGTACTGATTCTCGGCTTGTGCTCGTCTAGCCGCCTTCTTCGCCTTGTTAGCACCGAACAGAGACGAACCGATGCCAAGCGCCAAGGATGCAGCACCCAACACCCACTCTTTCTTCTCCCCAAGCACTGGGGAAGAGGTCAAATTCTTTGGGATTCTTGCTAAAATTTCACTCATAATTGCAATTATTTGATTTACGAGGGCAAATATATAATATTTGGCGATAGCTTTTGCCGTGTTTCCGGTCGTGAAAATTTACCCCTCCAACCACTAGTCTGTTTGTCGGGTCGCAATCCACCCCAAACCTTTTTCCCTCATCACCCTCAAAACCGCCCATTTTGTAAATAATAGTACTAAATGTAATAAAACTACAAGTGATTGATATTGTGGATTTTAGTCTCAGTCATTCCCGAGGGAGAATAAAAGACTAGAGTAAAGTTATTTCTTATTTCGCAAATAAAGTTCCTTTGCAAACAAAAAGCCCATTTGCATTAATAGGTACGCACGCGCGCACAAGGTAGGCTTTAAGAAGATTTAACGCTGCGTTTGAATGTTGTGCAGGCATAATCAAAAACGAACTCCTTCCATTTTCGCTGATTTTTGCGATTTTCGGGCAGATGGTCGGGATTTCTCCCAAATTCGTGAGTTTTGAGCCATATAAGAGCCGTTTTGCGGCATTTTAGGGCTGATTTTGTGGGTTTTTCGTAGTTTTCGGGGTTTCGTGCAGGATTTACCGCTCATCTAGGAAGAAGCCCGATAAATGCGATATAGACCCGCTCCGTACCCTCTCTATACCTTCTCCGTACCAAGTCTTAGTGCTTGCAGGCTTTGCAGGTGCTTTTCTATCTTTCTAGTTGGGTAGATTTATTTTCCTAGTTGGGAAAGTGGTTTTTGATGGTTGGTGTGTTTCTCTCTCTCCTATGTGTGTGTATCTCTGTAGGTGATGGAGAAGGGGGAGTAAAATCCTCGGGGGAGATAAGGGGGCAGCGCCCCCACGGGCGCAAGCGCCCTCCCCATGCCGTGTGGGGCTGGCGCCCTAGAGATCTACATCATACTTGTGCTCAAACTTCTTTTGAAACTTATAGTTTCTATAGGTTTCTTCCGAAGAGCCAACACCATTAACGAATAAATAGGCAAGATATAGAACTAACCCAGTATAAGCTACAATTATTAAATTTTGCAACCACGTTGGCAGTTTCTTTACATATTTACCTGCCCTATGAGGGATATACCCAACGAACAACCCAAATAAAGCCAGTACTAATATAATCACAAATATAACGAGAACTCCCTCCGCTATATCTAGTAAGCCATAAACTGCGCCATTTTCCTCCACATCTTTAAGCAATCCCCAGAATAGCAGAGCCAAGGGAATAAAGCCTATAGAGAAAGCTATACAACATCCTTTCTTCATCTTGCTATTGTTTTTAATTCGTCAACTTGTCTAAAGAACTCGTCTATATTGTCAGACGTGTAATGAACACCATTATAACGGATATAAGAAGCAAAATCGCTCACAGATGAATCCTTCTGATAATCAGCAAACAATTCTACCTCATCACAACCGATAATCTTTGCAATCTCTTCCAGTCTATCAATGCCGAATTTATTGCGCTTTATCTGTTGTGATAGCGTTGTTGCTTGTCTTATTCCCAATGCGGTAGCCAAGTCAGCTAATTTAACTCCGTGCTCTTTGCAGCACTCTTTTATACGTAATTTAATCATATCTTTCTATTTTTCGGCAAAGATACGAAAAGTTTCGCTTTTATGCAAGAAAAATAGGATTTATTTCTTTGATATTCGCTTATAAACGCATTAAATGTGAATTTCTTTAAATATTTCGCTTTAAAACGCATATTTTTAGTTAACGTTCGTTATAAAACGCACAAAAAAAGAAGAAAAAATTTGGTAGTTTCGTTTTAAAACGCTACATTTGCACTCGAAATCAAGTTGGTTTGGTTTCAAGAGGAACGATGGCACGTTTAGCACTTCACGTTTAACTACCTCTATAAAAGTACAGATTAGTCGGGAAAGGCAGCAGAATAGACTGCTATAACAATGCGTAGCGAACAACGTCAGTTTCGTTTAGCATTTTTGGTCGTTAAAAAGGCAAAGGCAAAGGCAAAGAAGCCTCAAACACTCATCACGCAAGATGTAAAAACGCTAGTCGTGTTAGACTAGAGAAATATCGAAACACGTTAACCCACGAACGTTAAACGAAGGGGGCTAGGCTGCATGAGGCTTGCAGACGTTGGGAGCAAACGTACACCTGCACTTTAATGTTTCACAATTTAATAGCAACAACACAATGAAAAGATTTTTAGTTATCAAGGATTATCGCAATACATTCACTCCCGATGTTGTCGGACAATTCGACAAATGGGAAGATGCAGATACATTTGCTAAACTCTGCAATAAGAGTAACCAGTTCGGATTGTTACACTGGGTGTTTGAAATGAGTGAAAGAACAAAGTAATAACTTGGGGAGATAAGGGGGCAGCGCCCCCACGGGGCTAGCGCCCCTCCCCACGCCAAACAATTCAAGACTATGGCAGCAAGTAATTTGGTAGAATTCCGCAGAATCGAAAGATATGCGGACAGAGTAACAATGGAGCCAATACGCACAAAGTACCTTTACGACAAGGAACTCGAAATACTGAAACGAAACCTTAACAAGGTTGGTTACAAGTATGTTGGACGCAGTAAGGATAGATACGATAACTATTACACAACTTACGAGCGCAAGAGTATTGAGCAGTCAACAGATAGTTGTGAGGTTATCTTCAAAGTAACAATAATGAGATTAAGATAAGACAATGAGCAAGACAATAACACTTACAAGCGATGAGATTTCAAGCATCACTCTCGCTATATACGATAAGGTAATGAACCTTTCACAAGCAGTTCTTATTTACGGTGCGGAACTCACACCGAATGCACAACAGAGAATAGAGAACTTAAAGGCAATTGCCCTTAAATTGAATGGTATTGAACATTAAAAAGATAGGAGATTAGAATATGGCAGTCAAAAGAGACCACAAGGAGGTATGCAACGCATTTGATAACTTGCGCCAAGAGTTAGGCGATAGTGCAATGCTAGATAGCCTTTATCAGTTTATCGGCACAAATGAGCTAGCCGATTATCTTGAACTCATAGCAAAGGACGAGGATATTTATATAAGCTATGATGGCGAAGTAGATACTTTACGACCTTACGACGATGAGGACGAGGAAGAAGAGGAGGAAGAGTAACTAACTAGGTGGGGAGCAATCCCCACCATAACACTACAAGATTATGAGAAGAAACAAGACTTATGAGCAGCAGAAGAAGTACTATGACGAGTACAACGACTATGAGAGTTTAGGAGCCATCTTTATATATTGGCTTGAATGCGGTAACGAGACCGCAGCACAGATGCAGGAGACCTACAGAGAAGGCACAAAGGAATGTAAGGAATACATTATGGAAGACCTCTTCCACCTTTGCGACAAGAAACAATTCTATCAGTTCGTTAGGATCTTCAACTTTGGCAAGAAGTAACATGGAGCGCTCTGCGAATAGAGGAGCACATCTAGTTCAAGCCGTGAGACCGCACAAGTATAACAATTAAAAGAAAGGGTTAAGATATGGACATTACAATTCATTTGCTATGCGCCTTGTTTGGTGCTTTAGCAGGGTACAGAATCAGAGACGCTAAAGATATGGAGGACGAGTAGTATGAACGTTATCAGAGTAACAAAGACGGCACGCAACAGAGTTGACGTGGTTTTCACTGGGGATAAATATCTGTTTTTCAATCCCGACAACGGATTGATAGCTTTAGCACAGAGACACGAACTAGGTTCGGGCTTATTCCACGTACAACGTACGGAGCAGATAAGCAAGAAGATGATAGAAGATGCCATCACAGACAACGAGCCATCAAGTATTGTCGTGTTAGGTTTTGAATATCACGAGGAGTGCAACAAGCCTCAGCATACATTACCATACGTAGTGAGTGTTAAACTAGAAAAGAGATAAGACAATGAAGAAGAGCATTAAGTTAGTATTGGTAGTGGCAGCGATAGTTGCCCTGCCACTTATGGCAGCAGGAATGCAGGACACCATCAATGACAAGGAAGTACTTATGGACTTCATCGAGTATTGCAGAACTTGCGAGAATCTTCGCCAAGTGAATTCGGCAAAGGACTACACCAAAGTCAGCCTTCACGAATTGAAGAGCGCAGCACGTTTCTATGAGGAGCAGGAGGATTTTGCCGACTGCACCGACTATCAGCATCAAGCAGAGATAGACAAGATTATAGGCAAGAACAAGTAACAAATTTAAAGAATAGGAGATAAGATTATGAAAGCAGAGAACGCAGTTAGAATGGGTGACAATTTGGTAGGTATTGAGGTTCATACTATCCAAGATGTTGTAAAGGCGCAAGCCGCAGGACTTAATTTGTTGAACAAAGACGGACTAGGTTACGAATATGAGGTAATAAATGAAGAGAGCGGAGAAGAGCGAGACCCAACCGAGCAGGAAATTTTCAACCGCATCGCTAAAGACCTCGCAGAGGATAATGAAGTTTACGCTTGTATGTACATCGCAAACGACTGGTGTGTGCAGAAGAGGGCTGTCACAACAATGCGCACCAACTTCTGTGTTGGGCAGGAGGTCTATCTTATGCGTGATAACAAGATAGCAAAGGACAAGATTCTCCGCATCAATCTTGTGAAGGACGAGGATTCTGAATATTGCAAGCTTTTGCTGATGGGAGACCATGCACACTACACAAAGGGGGGATACGTCTTTGCCACCAAGCAGGAACTTGTAGAAAGTCTGATGAAGGAGTAAGTTTAACCCGAGGGAGAGCAATCTCCCTCACAAAACATAATGAATATGATTAACGCTATAGTTAAGGATTTGCTGGCTAAGAATGATTGGGACAGAATTATATTCCGCTTTCCAACAACTAGCTATACTTTGTTCCGTAGTGAAAAGTACGAGATAGATAGTTTCTGTGTGTATATATTCATACGTACAGAGAAAGCCCGGAAATGGACGTTTTAGACATTGAGAGTCTGATTTCCATGGATATTAAGTATAAGAAGAATGAATTTGAAGATATAGTTGATATATAAGAGGAGAGCTAGATATGGTAATTGTAATCAAATGCTTCAAGGGAGCCACGTATGTTGATAGGTTTAACAATATGTACAGAGCCAAGACAACATTTGTAATCAGACAGACCCCATTCCGTGAGAGCTATTATCTCACGAATGGGAAGCTGACAAGCAAGGACACCTGCCTAGAGCGCATCAAGTGAAGTTGTTGCCAGTTGTTTATATAGGGCGAATGCGGTAGCCAAGCCGCTACAGATGGTTGCAAGTACCATCCGCCCACCAAGTTTAATTTTAAAAGAAAGGATTTAATATGAAAAAGTATGTAGTAGAAATCGTAGAGAAAATCACCTACAAGGTTTCGCTAGACGCAGCATCATCCGAAGACGCAGAGAATGCCGCAAGACGTTTGTACGATTTGGGCGCTTTGGAGAATGGCGAGTTGGAGAGTGTTACATTTGATGTAGAAGAGAAGGAGGGCGAGTAATATGAAGAAGCAGAAAGTATTCGTATTGGTTCAGCACGGCAACGACAACCAAGACTATTCTAGCGTTGATGTTGCCGGAGTCTTCCACACCAAGACCGCAGCAAAAGAGAGAATGCAGGAGAAAAAGGCAGAGATCCTAGACTTTTACAAGGAGGAATATCCCGACTGCTATGAGGTAACGGAAGACGAGGAAGAAGCATCGTGGTGCTGCTCCTGCAAGGATAGCCCAATGTTCGATGAGTTAGTATTAACAGAAAAAGAAGTAGAGTAAACTATGAGCAAGCGGTATAAGTTTAACGAGTGTGGTGTTTGCATCAACCCAGACGAATCTGCAAAAATCGGTTCGGGTATGACTTACATCATCATAACAACGGCATTAGTGAGAGGTAAGTGGACGTTTGGAATCCAATATGCCCTTGTTGACCGAGGAGGAGGTTGGGGCAACAATCTCAGCAACCCGAATTGGTACGGCACGCAGGAAGCCTCCATTACTGCCGCTTTGAAATGGATAAAAGATTGGCTGCAAAGGCAAATCAAAGTTGAAACAAACAAGAACAACTCTGTTTGCAAGAATGCCAATAAGTTGTTGACGGAAATAGAAAAGATTCTCCCGAAACAGAGATACGTACAACTAGATTTATTTGAATTTTGATTATGAATAAGCAGTTATTTTATTTCGTCTTCCCTCAGTCAGGGGAGACTATAACAAAGGAAATGAATCCTTTGGCGGTGAAGGATGCCGCAGTGAAGTATTTGAAGACTCAGAACGAGGTGAGAGGTGATATTTGCATCATCAAGGATAGCCGAGAGAACGTGATTGCTATGGGCTATGTAAGCGATAGCATGAAGGTATCTTTCTTCACCGAGGATGAGACAGTTAACGACATCAAGCCGATAGGAGTAATCGAGGAAGGAGGGGTACAATGAGTGAAATCGATTTCAAGGCAATACGAGTAAAAACCGGCACGTGGGTTGATTGTTCCCCTACTATCAGAAATAGCGAAGTTTTTTCTAACCATAAAGAACTTGGCGTAATAAACTCATATTTGATTTACACCAACACCCTCTGCCAATTTACAGGTTCACGGGATTGTGACGGAACACCTATCTATGAGCACGACTTGCTCAGATGTAAAAAGACAGACAGCATCTTCGAGGTGGTTTGGAATCAAGGCAACACTAGTTTTAGTTTAGTGAATACCGAATGCCCTGTTCTCTATCCAACAAATACTTTAGGGAGAATGTTACATAATAGGCACCTAAAAGTTGTCGGCAATAAATTCGACAAGAAAGGAGGTAGCAAATGACAAAGCAGGAATGGTTTGTGCTCTTCATCTTCTTATTTACGATATTGATGGCAGTACTGGGATAAGAGGAAGGAGATATGGAAAAGAAGGCAAGAATAATCGTGTATGACGATGTAGGAATACTTGACGAGAGCGATACCCTTTTCGAAGATAAGGAGCAGCTTGCAGGAATCGCCAAGCAGAACCTAAGCCAAACCCCCGATGCCGAAATGGTGGAAGTATGGGCAGGCGGCAAACTTGCGATGAAGTTCGAGTACAACCGCAAGCACAAGATTGTACCATCCAAGAACCTGCATCCAGGGTGGGGCGGACGGAGAGACCGAGCAGGAGCACCGAGCAAGGGCGCTGAAGCCCTTACGAATCGGGTAGTACTGCACGTGAATGAAGAAACCTTCGACTTTTGCGAGTCTCTAGGCAGAAATAAGGCTGAATGGATAAGACAAGCCATCAGAGAGAAGCGAGAGCGAGAGGGAAATAGCAAAGGGTAGTCAGAAATGGCTACCCTTTATTCGTTTGCAGCACAACGAGTTAGATAGGGTGATGTTATCAAGGATGTTATCAGAATTTGCCATCTATGTTATCAAATGCTGAGTAAACGTCCTTGTTGAGCGTTCGGGCATATCTTTGGGTCTGTCGGATATTGGTATGCCCGAGCACCTTAGCCACCACGTTCAGCGGCATTCCGAACGAGAGAAACAAGGTTGCAGCCGTAGCCCTGCCCATGTGGGAGTGCAGATTTGGCACGTTGACCATCATTCCGATAACCTTCAGATATTCGTTGTACTTCTGATTGCTGATGCAGGGCAGCTTGAAGTTGTACTTCTTGAGCACGGAGACCGCACCAGCCAGTAACTGGAAGGTGAAGTCTGTATCAGTCTTCACACGCTTGGCATGGTAGTAGTACTTGCCATCTGCCTGCTTGCACTTGGTGAAGTCGAATGCCATCAAGTCGGAGTAAGCCAATCCGGTATAACACTGCATCAGGAAGAGGTCACGAGCCTTCGCAAGGTAGTCGTACTGCAAGTGAAGACGCTTGATACTCTCGAACTTGTCTATCGGCAGGCAGTCGACAAACTGCTTATCGCCCTTCTCAATCTTGAAAGGCAGATGGTTGTACGGATTCTTGTCTATCAAATCATCTATGCAGGCATCACGCACGAACAGCTTCAAGTACTTGTGATAGCAATATACGGTACTCTGCTCCAATCCCTTTGCGTGAAGATACTCATCAAGCTCACGAACCTTGGAAATATTGATGTCGGCGAACTCCTTGATTTTGCCATACGTCTTCAAGAAGTCGGTGAAGACCTTGTATCTTCTCTTGGTATGGTCGCTTACCTTGCGCTCTTGGGAGCGCTTCTCGCAGTAGGCGATGAAGTCTAGGGATTTGTTGGCAGCACCCTGCATAAGGGCAGGAATCTGATCCAAATCAGTAATGCCCTTGGAGTTCATTCTGATGACAACATCGTTTGCCCTCTCCAGTATGGCATCAATCTGCTTGTTGTACAAGTCAGACTCCTTGCAGCGAATGACACGCTTACTACTATCCGACCATTGAGCTGGACACACTTTCACACCCGTAGAGAAGTACTTTCGCTTACCTCCACAAGTGAACCTCAATTCTACCGAAACTGCCTTCTGTGCAGTACCTCGGTGGAGACGATTGTGAATAACACTTAAATTAATTACGCCCATAAGTTGATAACATTTTTACAAGCAGGTGATAACATATTAGTAACCCACTTCGATTTAACATTTCTAAAGGAATGCCGAACAAACTATGTATCAGCTTATTGCAGAGATTACCACGTAAACGATTCTACGACACGTCTATATTCCGATGTTATCAATCTGTTATCAGCCAACAAATGCAAAAACGGACATAACTACCTAATTAATAGGAAGTTATATCCGTTCTACTTCTAGAAATTTAAGCTGTGATTGTGCCTTATTTTCTTAATTTTGTACACCCTTAGGGATTCGAACCCTAGACCCACTGATTAAGAGTCAGTTGCTCTACCAACTGAGCTAAGGGTGCAACACTTAATTACCTGAATGATAATCTTTTCATCTTGTAAAAGTGATTCCGCAAGGATTCAAACCTTGAACCTCTTGATCCGTAGTCAAGTGCTC